TTACTCCTCGGACTTATTCTCAGATCCATTGTTATCTCCTTTCGCACCATTTGCCATCATAAACAGTTCCTTGTAAACATCTCGTTCTGCTTCCAGTCGGATAATACTGGTCTTCAACTTTTCTACATTCTCCTGCGGTGCTTCCGGCTGCATATCGTCCAGTTTCTTGCAGCAATTCGCAACCTGCTTGCACAACATTTCCAGTTCTTCCGGCACCGTAGATTCGTCGCCCTGTGGAACATATTCTGGTGCCGGTGCTGTTTCCAAGTTAATTACCAGCCCCATAGCTTTCGCAATGCTTGCCTGAATATCCGTAAATTCCTGATCCTTAATGGTTTTTACATAGCCACTGATCTTGTCATAGTAAACATAAGCCGGTCTGCCGGCGTCCGCATACATTATAGATCTGCCAATAATCTTGACATTGTTTTCTCTGTACTTCTTCTCTCTCAGCAGCAAAGCGGTAGCATAGTCTTCATGGCATTTCAGCAGTAAGAAGTCCTGTGTACCATTTGCGCATTCAACAGTTACGATGTCTTTTTCAAAAAATTCTCCATTATTCATGGTGGATCCCCCCCTCGTTGGATTTTTCATTGTATTTTTGATTGCCTTATAAGCAGTTTCATCATAATAGCCAGAGCCATTTTTTCTCAGATCATCAATCATCTTTCATTTTCTCTTTTCTCAGTTTTTCCATCAGTTCCTCTGCTTTGGTATATGGAATCAGTGGATCATTCTCTGTAAAGTCTGGTGCAAACTCTTCATATCCTGTCGGTGTACATTCATCATTGGAAACCTCTATGTATCTCGTAGAGCTGCACCAGCTTCCAACCAGATTAAAATTCTCTCCATTTCTTCTACTGTAATCGCCGCCACCTCTGTCATTTCCCATTGCCAGCAGCAAGCCCAGCGGCGCAACGCTTGAAAGAACAGGTTTCTTTGCTTCGTCGTCCCACCACACCCATTCAACCGGGCATTTACTCAGATCAATAAACTGCTTCTTGCGGTGGTTATAAATTCTCTTCCAGTCATGGAACTCTGCGTCCACTTCCTCTGTAATATCCTTGAAATTCTCTGTTGCATAGCCATATACATTATCAGTTCCAAGTTTATCCGCCATTTCCTTGTATTCAGCGAACCAATTTTCATTGCTATATTCCAGATCCGCATAATCTCCAACCACATACACCCTGTCGCCCTTCCAGCTTCCAGCGATCAAGTTCATAAGAGCGCAGGCCATGCCTGCTCTGCAATACGACCATTCCATCAGCTTCGCGCCGCAATCCAGCGGCCAAGGCTCTACAAATTCTCTTTTATCAAAATTTACCAGTTTATAATACTGTCCCATAGTTTTCTCCTTTCTTTAATTGCCTCCTGCGTGATCTTTGCAATCATACTCTACCAAAACTACACCCTGTGCAACCTTTACAGTCATGCTGTACCCAGTTACCGTTCTCGTCCTTGTGGTAGCATTTTGACATTTCACCCCAGCACAACTCATAGCAGCTATAGGCTTCTTTTGAGCAATTTTCATAATATCCAACTGATTCCTCCGTCTCTTTGCCGCCCTCAAAAATTCTATATCCGGTATTGCTTCCAGTATCTTCATCAGCCCACCAATGCTCAATCCTTGCTCCGGGATACATTTCTGCCAGCTTTCTGATTACCGGTTCTGGATTCGCCCATGCTGTGCTGAACTTAATGCAGTCTGTTCCCTCTGATTCGTTGTCGTAAGCGTTCCATTTTGTATCCCAGTTTGCGATACACCAGTCATACCATGTGGCATAGCCATAATTCTGAAGATTTTCCACATAGGTTTTTCCATCCTCATACATTTTCTTACGCTTTGCCTCTGTTTCATCGAACGCTCGCTCCATAGCCATGTAGAATGTCCTCTGAATCCATTCTTCGTTTCCAAACATTTTGTTTGCGATCATTTTTGTAATCACTGCTTTCTTCTCTGCAGAAACTCTGCTTACAGGTACTGTGCATCTATCGGTTAAATAATAGATTGCATAGTCGTCTACCATAGACCCACTATCCATATTCAGACTCTCTGGCATTGGAATCATTTTATTGAAATCAAATCCCTTGCTTCCGTCGTCGTATGTTCGAAATAATGGAAGCTCTATTATTCCCTGCATTTTAATTACATTTCTTACATGATTTGGCATTTATTCTTCATCCTCCCTTGTCCAATATCCAACTTTATTTCCGTTGAGATCCATAATTGATCCAGACTCTTTTCCTTCTCGCAGCTCTGCCGCTACTTTTCTCATGATTCTTGAAATTTCAATTCCTTCAAAAGCCTTATCTTCGCCGCCGGTTTCTGGATCTTTAAATGCAGCACCGCCGGTTTCAATCTCCATTCTGAACATGTTCCGCCTCTCTTCTGCTCTTTTTTGTATGCTTATACGGCAATTATAGCTTACATTTGTAAGTCGCTGTCGTAAAAAAATAGACCGCTGCATTACTGCGGTATTACCATGTTCTTTCAAGCCCTCCGGCTGCTGTTCTTTTTATTCCAATGCTGCCAAATTCGCTGCAATCGTCAGCGTCCATATTTTTCACATACACCAACTGCTGGCCTGCCGCCAAATCGTCATTATCCAATGTCCATTCGCCAACATCTGCCCCAACATAAAGGATACTGTACATCAGCCCAATATTCGTCGGAGTCTTAATCAGATGATACACTACTTTGTTATGAGTCTCTTCAAACTCTTTTACCATCTGCTGTTCCTCTTCCGTCAACCAGTAAAGCAGTCCCGGTCCTTCGGATCTGTTCAGCTTGTCTTCCTCTTTGAACTCACGCACCACATTCGGGTGCAGCCCCCATTTCAGCAGTCTGCTGACCGCTTCCTCTTTCATCTTCTTTCTGCTTGTTTCCATCTGTTCTGCCTCCTAAAATGTATTGTTTAAAGTATAAAAGTAACCTCGGTTCCATACCTTTGCAATATGTTCTATTCTTTCATCAATAGTCTTGTCGTCCAGCACTTCCACTTCTTCTAAATGATAACTGCAACTTTCACACCCAATCATAAAATTGCCATCGGGTTTAATTTCAAAATGTGCAGCTCCTCCGCAGAATTCGCACCGATGTAATTTTGAATCGTCAAAAATGATTCGTTTGAAGTGACCGCAACTCATATATCAGCACCTCTTTCTGTTGTCAATGCAGCTTACGCCGCCTTGACAACATTTCTTAATGATTTCAGAAATTCTTTCCACTTTGCTTCATGGATAATATCGTCATACTCACCTTTTCCGGTTTCTACAATGAAGCCATTACCAATTCTGCACCAGTAGCCCTCGTCGTCCTTTCGGAGCATTAAGATTGCCGGCTGCTTTTTCTTTGGGATATATCCCATAAGCCACATATTGATCTCCGGCTCTTCAGCAGATTCTTCCGCTGCCGCCTCGCTGGTTTCCGCTTCGGTAATTTCTTCCTTTTCCTCTTCGGAAACAACTTCCTGCGTTTCTTCCTCAATGACTTCCGGCTGCTCTGTCACCTGCTGTTCCGCTGCCTGTTCTTCGACAACTTCGCTGGCTTCTGCCATTTCAGTAGCTTCATTGACTTCATGCACATAAGCTCTGGCTGCTGCAATACATTTCTTTTTGTTTTCACCAGTAACCACCTGCTCGCCATCCGGCGTTTTTGCTACCCAATAAGAAACCATGCCGTTCTTGTCCGCCGCTGCGTTCTCAGGATCATAGTTTTCAACCTTTTCAAAAGTCATATCCTTAAATCTTAATGTTGTATTTGCCATGCTCGTATCCTCCTTGTAAAAGCTCTCTTGTTTTTATCTGTCTCTATTCTAGCTTACATATGTAAGTTTGTCAATACTTTTCACATACTTTTTTAAGTTATTTTTGTGAATTTACTTACATTTGTTGGTCGTACAAGCATAGCAAATACAGCCTGCATTTATGCCAGCAATTTCCGTCTGATCGTGCAGCGAAGATCAGGGCCATCTTCCGGCAAAATCTGAACCAATTCCCAGTCACAATCGCTCGGATCGAAGCTAACATAGCCATCCGCTGATACCGATAATGAGATTGTCTTTTCCACGCCATGCTTTACCAGCAGCTCACGGATTCCTGTAATGTGCGGCCACAGATCCTTACACAGTGCTTCCATTTCCTGCTCGTTAATTTTTTTCTTTTCTTCTGCCATAGTCTTTTCCTCCTTGTTATGCCGTTATCGGCTCTCTATGCTTTTCCATTCTAACATCTGCTCTTCCTGCCAAGTTCTCCCGGTATTCACGCAGGCTTCTCTTCGCATCTTCTCTGGTGTACTCGCTGTTTTCACATTCCCAGCCATAGCCCCAGTCTGTCATAATATCCCATCTGTCTCTGGTTTTTCTCTGATATGCCATAATCGCCTCCCTATTCCCCGATGTAGAATCTGTCTTCATAGCCGTCCTCATAGATCGTAACATCATGGTACGGATCCATACGGTATCCTACGATTTTTCCATGTTCCTTTTCCATCGGTGTTTTATGCTCCTTTGTAGGAATCTCGCTACCGTCCATAAAGCCCAAAGCAATATCAATATCAGACATTCCAGCTTCTTCGGCTTCATCTTCTGTAATCGGCACATCTTCCTCACGCTGGATTCCCATTGCCTCCATGCATTCCAGTCGTGTCAACTCATCGTATGCCTTATTCAGATCTGTTTCTACATCAAAGCCCTGCTGCTTTTTCTCAAAGAGCTTTTCAATATGCTTCTGCAGATTCTTTTTCTTCTTTGCTACATCTGTCATATTGCCTCCCCATGCCGGTGAACCGCATACACAATAACTTGATTCGCTTTCCCGGTGATTCTCTCAAATTCTTCATCGTCCATTGGTATCATGTAGAGCTGCACAGTAGCCAGCACATCTCCCGAATATATCTTGCAACCATAGAGAACATGCTGCGCTCCGGTTTCTTTCAACAGCTTCGCCGCTTTCTTTCCTCGTTCAACAAGGATCGCCTGTGCAGCTTTTACGCTTGATACGCACCGCCCAATTACCCGGTGGTCTTCATAAAACTGCATTGAAACCTGTGCCATTTTCTGTATCCTCCCTTCTGTTTTTATCTGTCTCTACTCTAGCATACATTTGTAAGTTTGTAAATAGAAATAACTTACTTTTGTGATTTATTTTTGATTATTTACTTACAAAGATAAGTTGATATCCTTGTCGGTACCTATACCTGTTTCTGTTTCTGTTTCTGTATCTGTGACCGTATCTGTATCTGTTTCCGTATCCGTATCGGGTTTTTTGGGTTTTCTAAAATATCCCAGAAAACCGAGTGGTTTTTCAATCGCATAAATCATACCGTCTGGTTTTTCTTATCCAACTTCCTGCAAGGTCAACAAATAGCTTTTCTCTGGTATATTTACTGCTTTCGGTATATCGTTGCCACTGCCAGTTGCCACCTGTGCTGTAGCTGCGCCACAGTCCACAGGAACGCTCTTTTCTGCATTTGTGGTCTCTAATACCCCTTCAATCTTTTTCGCTCCCTTGCGTGGTCTGCCGCCTTTCATGCCGTTCTTTCTGTTCTGCTCGCAGCGGCGCTCGTATTTCTCACAATCATAATCCATCTGCTGCCTGATAAACAGGAACGCAATCTGTTCCATACCGCTGAGATTCTTCGGTTCCTCACCATTCTTATAATTCACCAACGCTTTAAATAATCTGCCCGCCTCGCTGTCGGTCAATGCGTTGACCTGTTCAGCATAGCTGCCATAAATCTTGAAAGCACTTTTCTTGTCAACCATCAGCCCCTCTCCTTTCCACTCTTCATTTTCTCATAGGCCTGCGTTGCTGCCGCCACAAATTCCTGCTGATCTGATTCGCAGAACGTATCATAAATGCACCAAACCAGATCCTGTACACCAAACATTTTTACCATAGCCCCCAGCACGCACCCTGCGCCCTCCGGGCTCTTCATCAACATTTCCAACATTTTGGTCATCCTCCTTATAACCAGCGGTCTACTACTTCCGGCTGGTAATCATCTTTCCACTCATCTTCTCCGATACTTTCCAGCCTGTCATACCGTACAATAAGCCAATCTGATCCATATGCACCAATCGCATACATATATTTCGGTGTGTGAATCATGATAAGTTGTATCATTAAAGATCTGCGAGTGCTGATTTCAAGTTCATCAAATTGCTTGTCTGTAAGTTTGTACTTTTTCATTATTACTGTCTATCCTTTCTTGGTGGAACCATCTCGTTGTTCTTATCTTTCATCTTAATTTCTTTTCCCAGTAACCATACATGCAGCATTCTCCAGACTCCCATGTATCGTAGTAAAAGCCGTCCACAGATGCCACACAATGATTTGCAACATTCAAGAAATAGACTCCATCTTTGTGATCCTTTGTAAAACGATCCACCGTTGGCCGTTTTGAACCTTTTTTATTGCTGATTCCATGGTATTCAAAACCGTTGGCTTTCAAATAGCTTTCATAACACTTTTTGCCATTAGGCATACATTGCAACTCATACGCATAAGGAAGCAATTCATCGAATACCTGACGCCATGTTTTACCAGTAACTTTTGTCAATGCTCTCACTACACAATCGCCATATTCATCTTTCAAATCTTTTTCATTTGGCTGATAATATTTATAATTTCTGCTTGCCATTTTTATCCTTTCTGAGAAGCAGCTATCATGCTGCCTCTCCAACCTTTCTTATACTCATTTTCTTCATAGCCTTGTAAATCATTTCGTCGCTTACTCCTCTGTGAATTTTGCTCCAGAGCATGTACACCATTTCAAATACTGTTTCGTCGCTTTCTTCATACATTACAGTAACGCAATACTCTCTGTCGGATTCATTGATAACTTCAATTTCGTGTGCGTCAGCCAGTGAAAAGCAATGTGACACGCCAAACTCATTGAGCATTTCATCGAATTTCTCCAGCTTTTCTTCTGTGCAGTCCTGCACACCCTCACGATTTGTAATATTTAAGTAACGATCATAAATTTTTAACTTCATGTTTATGTCCTCCATTTCTTTTTCCTTATGTCTCTACTCTACACTAGATTGAGTGCCGAGTCCATAGGTGACATGCACAAAGTTAAGTGTCTAAACTTGTCAAAATTATACACTTGTTTGAGTGCATGTTTTGTGTTAGAATCTGTAGTATAGAAAAGTCATTCATTCAGATTGAAGGGAGAAAATCACCATGATAAGCTATCAGAAACTTTTTGATAAATTGAAAGAAGAAGGCTGGTCTTTCTATCGTGTACGCCAAGAGAAGCTGATCGGTCAGGGAACGCTTACCCGCCTGCGGAACCAGTCCGGCGGTCTTGACAGCAAGACTCTGGATAAAATCTGTCGGACGTTTAATTGCCAGCCCGGAGATCTTATGGAATATATTCCAGACGAAGATACCGAATCAGATTCAGAATAATATGTGCTTTTCTCCTTGTGGAGTTTCCAATTTTGGGATATGATGATAGAAAAAAGTGAACTCACAAAGGAGAGAGTGTATGAAAAAAATATCACATTTTATTTTACCCCCCCCCCGGAAATTTTTGCACAATTCTCTGAATATAGCAAAAATTTCCCTGTGCTTCTGTCTGGTCGGCTGTTCGTCGGTATCTGCTGAACCCGCCGCTGAAATATCTCAGATTGATTCTTTTCGAGGATATGACTGGGGAACAACATTTGATGATATAAAGAGTAAAGAAATCACGTCAGATATGCTGGAATACAGAGATTATAGAATTGATGAAGTAGGAAGTGTGGATGGACTTACAGACCTGTGTATATGCAATGGTTCTGTGGATACATACGATACCAACGTTGAATATCTGTTTCTGAACGATAAGCTGGTATCGGGCGGATATGATATGGATATTGACGATTCCAATTATGAGGATATATGCGATGGAATCTCGAAAAAGTATGGAGATCCAGATATTGAGAAATCGTCAACCGGTTGGGGCGACTGCTCTATGTGGATTGACGATAGTCAGAATGTGATTCTTGTCTCAGAAATGTTAGGACTTTTGTACTTCCAGAATGATAAATCCATAATAGATCTGTTTTCGGAAAGTTTGGAGAAATTCCACGAAATTGATATTGATAGAGAATTACAGAAAGCCGGTGATGGATATGTCGGATATTAAGCTCTTTTCCGTCCACCCAGAGGTCCGGCAAATGGTTGCTTCCGAAGTGCTTCTCGAAAGAGATTTGCAGACTTTGATTGAAAATAACATGGACACATTCTTTGGTGTGCGTTTTCTAAAAAGTGAATACGTCATTACAAATGGCAGAATGGATAGTATAGGCATAGATGAAAATAATTGCCCGGTCATATTTGAATATAAGCGAAGTAGTAATGAAAATGTCATAAATCAGGGGCTTTTCTATTTGGACTGGTTGCTGGATCACAAGGCAGATTTTCAACTCCTTGTTGCGGATATTCTCGGACAGGATACTGCCACTTCCATAGACTGGTCAATGCCATGTGTGATCTGTATTGCAAGTGGCTTCACAAAATATGATCTCCACGCTGTAAATCAAATGCAGCGTAATATCAAATTGGTGCGATACCAGAAATACGGAAATGATCTGGTTTTGTTTGAACATCTGAATGCTCCTGCTGTGCCGCCTATTCCGCTCAACAATTCGGATTTTCCGAACAGTTCCGCCGCCAAGAAGTCCGGCGATCAGAAAACACATCTGGAAAAGCTGTCTGCTGCGCCGCGCGAATTGCAGGATATATACCACTCTCTTTGTGACTACATAGAATCTCTCGGGGACAATATTGTTCCGAACCAGTTAAAATTGTATCTCGCATACCGCAAGACAAAGAACATTATCTGCATTGAGATTTTTAGGAAAATGATCCTGCTGCACCTTAAAATAAATCCAGATGATATAGAGCTGGAAGATGGATTTACCAGAGATATGAGAAACATTGGACATTATGGAACCGGTGACCTGCAGGTTACGATCAGAACGGCAAAAGACTATGAAAAGGCAAAGCCACTTTTAAATCTTGCATATAATGTAGCGCAATAATTGCTTTCTGTATCTGTATCTTTGTCTGTATCCTTTTCTGTATCCGTATCTGTATCGGGTTTTTTGGGTTTTTTGAATTATCCCAGAAAACCGAACGGTTATCACAACGTCAAAAAGCCCCGGAAGCGCATTGCCTCCGGGGTACACTTTTCTTACTGGACATATTTTTTCTTTTTGTAATACGCTGCAATCCAGCCGGATGGAATCCGCATCCAGATATTTCCTGCGCTATCGTTCTTGATTTCAAGACAAGAAACTTCTGTTCCTTTTTTCAGTTCGCCAGACGTGTAAGCATGTTCTCTCGCATTTTTTGTGAGGTCCTGCCATTTCTTTGCGGAGTAATCTGTGCCTGCGCCCTTCCGAACCCTCAGATTATCTACTGCGGTTGTATAAATCTTTCCGACCGTATACGTAGGAGCCTTGCTTGCTGAATTTCCTGTTCCAGTAGCCTTTGTATTATGTAGCGCAACCAGTTTTGCCTTTGAAGCAGATCCATATTTTCCATCAACTTCAAGGCCGTTTACTTTCTGGAACTTTTTGAGTGCTTTATCTGTATTGGTTCCGAAATCACCATCTGCACCACCGGAACCGCAGGAGTATCCGAGATCAATTAACATGAGCTGCATGGTTTTGACTGCTGCTCCTGTGTCGCCTTTCATCAGATAATTTCTTTTGGTGGCCTGTGCGGTTTCTCCGCCGGTATATCTCAGAACATGTGTCCAAGGATAATTTCTGTAGCTGCGGATCAGGAACTCCTTGCCTGTCTGGTCTCCAGGCTGTCCACCATGAGCAGTGCCTTTTTCGTTGATGGAAGCCTCAACCTCTTTGCCATTTCCGCAGTACATAGCTGTATGGTTGGTGGTATTCAGAAGCACATCTCCGCGTTTTAATCCAACTCCAGTATTAAGATTTACCTCATGGGTGACAACTTCAAAACCGTTTGCCGTAAATACTCCGAGCATATTCCCTGTATAGGTTGCCCCTTTGGTCTTGACGGGAACTCCAGCGTTTTCCCATGCTGTGATAACCGCCGAAGAACAGTCGTAATCTCCGTCAGCTCCCCATCTATGATCCTGACAATAGCCATGGCCATCATCATTCGCTGTATCTTCCATCCACGAAATTGCTTTTTCGATTCTCTGCTGTACTGTCATATCATTCGCTCCTTTTACATAACTGTCATAAAATTTCTGCCCTCTGGCAGCTCTGCCAGCGCACACGCTCTCTCCTGTGTTCGCTGGGATCTCGAACTTTTTCAGAACAATGTCCGACGCTTCGCGAATTGATGTGGTTGTCTTCAGTACCCTCAAGACAGAGCCGTAGCTCTCCTGTAATTCTTTCAGCAGGTATTCAATCTGCATATCTTCATTGGCAATGGATACGCCTTTCTGCTTTGCCAGATTCCACAGTCCTGCTTTTCGTCCCGGGCTTGTCCACTGCGCCAGACCATATCCATACTGCTTGCCAGCCAGCGGGTGAAGAAATTCTTCGCAAGAGATTTTTCCATTGTCAACCGCTGCTGTATAGCTTTCATCTGTGTAACTTTTTCCATTTTCTTTCAAACGCTTAATACACAGATACTCTACTCTGTTCGGGTAAAAGCCATCACTTTCCGCTTGCAGATTTCCAATCAGTCCGCAAGCCCCAGCCGGCGTCATGCCTGCCTGAATAAATTTCTTATAAGCTCTTTTCTCTGCTTCAAAGTTAATCGTCGTCATCTTCTACTCCTTTCCTCCCATAAGGGCATACATCATCTATAAATTGTCCGAACTCCCGGACAAATAAAAAAGCGGCACCGCCTCCAAGAACCAGTACCGCCAGAATAATCGCTGCAAGTGTTTTCATATTCTTCTCCAAAAAGAAGGACGGTTTCCCGCCCTTCCCAGTTGACTTATGAGTTGATTATTCAACTCGTCATTTAGTTTCATCAATTTCCGGCAGTCCGGCCAGTGATGTGAGTACAGACGCTACGCCTGCCAGCGCAGCGGTTCCAACTACCACTTTCCAGTCCACAGCGGAAATTGTGGCGGAAGCCGGCAGTAATGCCACTGCGGTCTGCGCCATTGTTTTCGCTGCACGAATGCCTGCTGCTTTGATCCATACTTTAAAATTCTTCATAGATATGTTCCTCCTGTTTATAATGCTGCTGTGAGCTTGTCACAGCCCACAGCGCAGTTCTTTTGCCTTTTGGTGCATAAATTATCACCTGCAATAAAACTAACGAATTTGAGTTATCCTGCACGTTTCTGTAAGTTTTACAGAAAAGAGTTCTCAGCTTTGCATTTTTCGTAAGTCCTTTTCACATTGTCCGTCGCAGACACTGCCTTTCCATTCGGAAATCTGGGGTGATCCCGGCAGTAACGCTCGTAGGTATCAACATCTTCGATAATCTGATCGAAATGTTCTTTTGAGTGCCGTATCTTATGGCGTATTTCATCATCAAACCGAAGAATACGATACCGGGCAGTTTTTGCCTCGTTTGCTTCCATCTTTTCGTTGAGATCCGCATTCAGTGCCTTTCCAATCGCCCTTGCGATTGCGCTCCAAGGATTGATCCTAATGGGAGCAACCTGTACCAGCGTGAGGGCAATCAGCAGGACACTTCCGCCAGTCTCTACGAACTCTTTCATGCTCATTGGCTTTTACCTCCTCTCCTAAGAATATATCCTCAGCCTCGTCAACGCCTGCGTATGGGCGGCAGAGCATTTCGAGTACATCAAGGTCTTGTTCAATCTGTTCGAGAGTCTTATTCCCCTGTCCTTTCGCAAGAAGCAGAAGATCATAAATGCTCGACCAGAGCCGGGAGATTATCTTAATCATTTCTTCCTCCAGAAATAATAATGTGGTTTCTCTTCTCCGAACATGTTATATCTCAATTCGTCGTCCAGTGCGATTGCTACGGCTGACAGGAAAAACCACAGGAATGAAAACGGTAAGCAGATCTGCCCCCACAAATTCAGCGGCATATTGCTGTAGTCCCAGATATTCAGACCAAGCCAGATATTCAGAACAACACCTGCAATCAGCTCTGTACCGGTAATAACCAGACAGCCAATCAACATCTGCAACGGAAGTGGCATATCCCATCCGATATGCTCATTCAAAAGCCCACACATAACGAAACAGAAGCCCCCGACGGCAAACATCGTCCAGTGCGTATGCCCTCTGAAAATCAATTCAAAAAGGCAATAAAGAAGTCCTCCTATTGCCCACAGATACATGGTCTTATACAACTTCTTCAGGAATAACTTCATTTTACCTCCGCCTCCTTCAAATATTCTTTCAGAACTTCCGACTGATACTCTACCGGAATTTCATCACCGTACTGGATTGCTTCAATCTCGGAAGCTTTCGTACATGATTTTACCCAGTCGTACATACTATTGCAGTAGGTGGTCTGGACAGACACATGCTCCATCGCAGCCTTTACGACAAGCCCCATTTCTTCGGCAGTATAGAACTTGCATGGATTGCCGTCATTGTGGTATTCGCATTTTTCAGCGCCGGCGTTGAGCTGAGCCTGTTTGCCAAAGAGATTGAGCTGATCGTGAATAGTCAGGCTGAAATGCTGCGTTTCTTCTCCAATTTTAACGTCGATGCCGGAAACAATTTTTTCTTCACACGCTGCAGACACTTCCGACAACTTTGCAGCTCTTCTTGCTTCAATCCCAAGTTCATTTGCATCTAAGTCAGGAATCTGTTCCAACATAGAAAACCAGAAACCAAAATCAGCAGCAATTTCCTTTTCTGAAATCACTGCTGCGTCTACCCTGCAAAAAATCTCGTCAGCCTCATATCCTGTCGGGCCATCTTCTGTTTCATGTACAATTTCATGCTGGTTGTTCCTGAGCCACACATCTGCTACGCCATTCGGCTTTGCCTTGTACACTACCTTTTCCATTTTTTCGGGACTTTGAACCTTGTGCATAATATCGCCTCCACATATTGAAATATTTTTTCTCAACATAGCCATTTCCTTTGTCGTGATCGCTTGCAATTTTCCTTGCAATCCGCATAAGTTCATCAACCTTGTTTCTGATCCGGTATTTCACCATATTGGTATTTTTGAACCAGCCATATGCAGATATGACTGATCTCACAAATTTGATTTTTACAGTAACATGGTGTTTTACCAGCTTCAGAAATTTATTCATCTTCCGTCGTGCGGTAAGAAAAATGTTCCTGCGGATTGTTACCCATACTTTCTTGTGCTTTTTCTGTCTCCCAAAATATGGCTTCGTTTCTACATCTCCGCCATGAAACCGAAATCCCATGAAATCCAGTAGGGCGCCCTTTGTTTTTCCGACCTGATCCTCATACATGGTTTTCTGCATAATCCAGTCTGGCTTGATTCTCAGGTCAAGGAAATTCAGCATGTAGGCAATCATCATTTTAACTGCCTGCTTCAAATGGGTTTTATTTGCTGCATACATTGTTATGTCGTCCATATAGAAAATGATATGTGAGATTAACCTTTTGATTTTCGTCTGCCCTCTCCGGCAGGTTTCTTTAACCAGTCGCTCGCTTGCATAATGATAAGCGTATGAGAGAAAATAATTGCATAAATCCTTTGATACAGGAGAACCTATCAGAATACCTCTGTCCGGTGCCAACGCTTCTGGCGATGGCCATTCCTCATATAGCTCAATAAATACAGTAAACAGATATAGCAGCTCATCCGATTTGTGCAGATCTCTTTTCAGCAGTTCCAACAATTTTCCATGCCGGATTGACGGATAGCATTTCTTCACGTCCGCCTTTGCGCTGTACTTTGTGCCTTCAACATCGTTAGAGAGCCAGCGCAGAACCGCTTTCTTGCCATAGTTCTGACCTCTACCTTTGATAGAAGCACACTGGTATGTTCCCAGCTTTGCTTTGAACAATGGTTCTGCCGCCTTTGCTGCAACCTGCTCATATAGGCGAAACAATATCGTTTCCAGCCCAAGCATACGTTCCTTTCCGCTTCCCGGGTCATTGATCTTTGTATAACGGATCAATGGCTGTCCGTAAGTATTCGCCAGCAAATGTTCCCTAACGGTTCTGGTGCGGATATGATATGCCATTTCCAACGCCAGCTTGTAATGTGCCGCCCTCCAGAAATCATTCTCAGGAAGGTTGCCAACGCTCAGTGCCGCAAACTCTTTACGGTCTACCGGCTCTAGGTTCGTCAGTTGCGGTTTTAGATACTGCTTTACATGCTCCCGGCTTTCCCCGGTATAGCAGGCAAAGAACCTCGCGGAGCTATTCTTTCTGTATTTATCGTGCATATAATCTGTGATTACGTCGTAAATCCTGTCAGCGTCCGAAACCACAAGTCTCTTGCAATATGTTTTCATGTTTCTCTTTCTTTCTGCTTCAAGGACGTTCGGGTTTACTACTAGCCCCCATCTGTGTCCACTTCCGCCACAGAGCCAGAGACATGTTGCCATGCCTCCGGTGCTGGTTCGTCAATTTCGGGCATTCCGCCCCAGCCCTTTCGGGGTTCCCTTTAAGAGAACGAAATACAGCACATCTAAGTTATGCAGAAATTCGAGCGGCATAGTTCCAGTTCGAGTTGGAAAGCCCATTGTTCAGGTTCGCATTCCGACGGCCGTCATTCGCACCGTTGTTCAGGTTGCCCGAGCCAAGAACGGAAGCCACTGTGCTGTAAGTCCTGTTGAAATATCGTTGATAGTTACAATTTCTTATGTTGCCTTAAAAGGGGAGATCCCCTCTTGCTGTCGCAATTCACCCCCGGCGTTATGCTGCCGCTTTGCGCCCGCAACGCCCACAGGCAGAAAGACGAGCGGCATAGTTCCAGTACGAGGCGGAAAGCCCAATGCCCCGGTTCGCATACCGACGGCCGTCATTCGCACCGTGGATCAGGTGGCCCGAGCCAAGAACCTCTCGCTGGCCGTCGCCAGCGTTTTCGAGGTTCTCTGTGTAAAGCCCATCAGCATAACCAGTGCTGGAAGTTGCTGCAACTTCAATCGGGTAGCGAACCTCTGGATCATCTACGACATATCCCAGTTTGCTGATATATTTCCAGCTTCCCTTGTTGTCCGGGATTACATAGCCAAGAGCGATCCAATCGTCCGTTGTCGCTCCTGCTGTTGTCATCTTGGTACAGTCATAGCAGATGTATGGACGCATAACATGGTTTTCAATCTTCATGACTGTATTTCCCTTTGGTTCCCAAAAGCCAGAAGACATCTCCACGCCAAACAGAATATACGGCTCTTTTCCGCTGGTGTTGCTTGTCGGCGATCCGCATGAACCAAGCACATCATCACAACCGCCAGTATTCCAAGGCATTGTACTGATATAAGTCTCGCAGGTCACACCAGATACAGTTGTCGGGGCTGTTGAAAACTTCTGTCCGCCATTATCCACATATACCGCAGAATTATTGTCGTCATAATCTTCAATCTTTGTGATCCGAACCTTATTCGCTTTCGCATGAAGTCCGCTCTGTCCTCTGTCAAGATTCGGCTTACTGCTACCATCAAGTGCATTTGCATTTCCGATAGAAACGGTTCCGCCTACAACCAGATTATTGGCATTGGATTTAGAGATAATAATTCTCTCCACATCGGTTTCCTGCACCGTTGCAGCATACTGGAACCACCACCAGTTGCAGCCTGCCATCACCGACTGGCTGTGTCTGGTAGCAAAGGCAATTTCCATAAGCCTCGTCATTCTCTCAGAATCCTGTGAGGTTTCAGCACAATACTGTGTACCTTTTGCCCGGAATTTTGTGAGGGAACTCTGGAAGCTGTAGTTTTTCGGAGATACACCACTGATCGAGGACGCAACACCGTCCGCATTGTCACCAGACATATATTTTGCAATCGCCACAAATGGTCGGATTGTTCCGTCCGGTCTGATTGCGCCGCCCTCTGGCAGCCATTCTGCAGAGTGTCTGGTATCAGAAACAACAGTGTCCTCGCCGTTTGCATCAAATTTGCGATACACATACTGGGTCAGATACAGACACCATGTATCGTACTTTGTCCGGGAGAATTCATTATCAATATCCTTGATGTACTGAACCTGAAAATCTCCGTTTTCATTAACAGATCCATTAACTTCCAGATATGCAAAACAGCCGCGTCCATCGAAATCATTTTTCGCACGAACGGTATTCGTAGACGGAGCTGCTGTCATGCCAACCGCATCATAAAGTCGGGTTCCAGTGCTTGCCGGTGTCACATCGTAATTGTCGAAATGTACGCCGTACTTCTTGCCATCCTTATGCAGATTCAGCAGGAATAATGCCTGCTCATTTTTTGTGCCGGCAAAATTTGTGACCGCTTCTTTCAGGGCAACATCATTTTGAATGAGTTGTCCAAACAGTTCATTGAAAACGTCTGCATGATTACGGTCAGTTGTTTCCAGCATTCGCAGATATTCGTTGAATACCGCATTGTTCACATCAAAAAAGCTCATTTCATAGCCTCCTTATTTTAGAATGTATCGTCGCATTCAAAGATTGCTTCCATATCGCCGTCTTTGCCTTTTTTCATAAATGCCTTAAAGGCTACAAAGTCGCCCTGTGCGTCATACAGACCAACTTCGGAAATATATTCTCCAGCAAGCTCACTGGCTGTCAGTGTACAGCTATACCGGATTTTGGTATCAGACACTACGGTATAGCCGTCGATGTTCTTTCTCAGGACTTCTTTGTGAAGTGCATTCTGATCCGGTGAATGTGCCACAATTTCACCAGCGGAATTTACGCCGCCGGTACCAAATGCCATTCCTACGATTTTGGGAAGCGCAGCGATACCAGCTCTTGCTTCCAGCATTTTCTTCTTTGCTCTTGTCGTAACGGTTGTTCCTGCCATTACAGTTCCTCCCTTCCAGAGTTAAGATTTATAGTTCCGTCCAGCGCAAAATCTCCATTCAATGGCTTTGCGTGCGCTGGAATAAAAAGATTTACTCCAATGTCTTCCTGTGTGCCTATATCCATGCGATATGTTTCCTTAATGACAGGCGGCATTGTGTGATCCAGTAATAGGCTGCCGTCCAGATCTGTCATTCCATCCAGAGTCCCATAGCCTTCCCACCAGTTAAGCAGCACACGATGAACCGGGAATATTTCTGCCTGCATTTCATGCTGGACTCCTGCCCGGTACTTCATCTTTGGAAATGCAATTTCATTTCCGTTCTCCACCGCAACCGGATATTTGAACGTAAAAAATGGTGGAAGTTCCGCCGAAAGTTCCGCTGCTCCATCAAGAGCATTGGAACCGTTCAGTGTTCCATCCCACCATGAGATCTGTGTCCTGTGCCTTATCCTGTTGTAAATAATCTGCTCTTCCAGAACGAATGTGCAGATCATATCCCGGATTGTAAAGGACAAGTGCACCGGGTATCTCCGGCTGATAATGTTATGGATTTTTCGCTGAGAAAACTGTCCGTCCTCGTCGCAGAAAATTCGGATTTGCAGCTTAACTCCGTTCCACCATAACTCACTCTCGCAACCGGTATAGGCTTTGATGATTGACTGGATAACCGTCTTTGACAATTTTCCAGTTCCCGACCAGTATGCAGCTACCGTCTTTCGCCGTTCTTCCAACGTTTCATCTGGCTCCGGTTCTATTCCAAGTGCCGGTTCAAACACCGTTGTAATGGTTCTTTCGTCCGCATTTGCTGGAAACTGGTTATTCACAACTCTCTCCAGCCAGTGCGCCATCAGATCCAGTGTCCACCCTGCGAATCGGTAATTTGCGTCCATTTCTCTGAACTCAGTCCACCATTTCGGACCATAGCTCACGATTTCTTCATATCCGCTCCGTTGCTGGTTATTAAAGACTTCCATTGACCTCCACCTCCCCAATTACTGGAACGTGGTATTTATCGCAGGTAACGTTTCCCTTCCCACCATTTACCAGTAGATTGTCAAAATCAACAATATCGGAAATGTTGGAAATCAAGGCGCTCACATTATTGTATCGGATAACAATTTCATCCGAAGTTGAGTTTAATGCCAGTTCCTTCAGATACGCTTTCACCGCATTTGATACTTCTGTCTGGATACCGTTGTAGGTGCTTTCGGCCTTTTTTGTCACGTCCAGCTTCACACTGATTTCCTGTTTCTTTGCGGCAATCGCAGTAAAAAAACACCCGAATGTTGCCTTTCCCTCTCCAAAGCCCTGCGCTCCCGGATCAATAGTGTCCTGTACCAGCTTTACGACTTCCTCTGTCGGTTCAGCCCCTTCAGTAGAAATGATGATTCCAAGAACAGTGCAATCACCATTCCACAGTGGAACGATTCTCGCACGCCCTACTCCTTGAATTTCCTCGCACCATGAACGTACTTGAACTGCATTTCCGTTTTCTGCCGGCCCGGATAGCTTATCAATATATCTGGATCTCGCCGAGTCGTCCTCTTCCATATCCACTGCCGGTATTGCAATCTCTTTCAGCGTGGCGCTGATAAGATTATCAACGTCCTGATCTGGAATTACCGGAAGTCCCGGAACCAAAGCGTTCATATCTGTGCCTGTTTCTTCGGATACGATCACCCATCTATTTTCCAACTTTTGCGCCGTAAAGAAATGATCGTCACAGCTCATAAGGTCGCCAACCTGCGGCTCTGCGCCAACAAATTCCACGTAGTATGTAGCTGCGGTATCTGCCGGAGGGTTCCGTGTCATACCACGTTCCGTCATTTTCTCGGTCAGAACGTCGCCGGTACATGTCGTGATAGAAAGAATCTCATTTACAGTGGCAAGGTCATTGAAAAACTTTGCCGCCCGGATAATGTGTCCGTCGGAAGCGTCCCTGTATATGCTGCCTTGGTTTGTGTCAACGCCAAGTTCGGCTCCCATATCTTCGCACTCTGCCATCAGATAATCTTCCGTAATTTCATCAAGCCCAAGCTCTCCGATATTTTTAATCGCCATCTGCTATCGCCCCCTCTATCTCAATATCTCCATAAATGGTACTTGCTGTAAATGACACATGAACGCTATCGTGAGAAATGATCTCATACGAAAAATCGGAAACGCCTGTAACCCTTTCGTCGTAAAGCAACGCTTCCTCCAGCATTGCCGGCATATCGGATTCCAGAAAATCTTCCGTAAGCCCACTGTCATTTATCTTGTTGAAAAAATCACACCCATACTGATCGTCATAGATCAAATGAGCGAACCGGGTTGTTGACAGGATTTTCCAGATAGCCTGTACCGCAGCTTCCTTCCCATCTATCATTCCACCGATTCGTTTCCTCTCAAAATCCATCTTATAGGTGCGATATACCTGATTTGATTCGTCTATATCGTCCTCGTCAAAAGGAACGCTGACAATTTCATCTAATTCTTCGTCCATATTCTCACACCCTGTCCATCATGTAGTATGATTTTCCATTATTAAAGGCGAACATATAGAAATGCTCGCCCACATTTAAAGGTTCCAGCCTGTCGGGTACCGTTAAGGAAATAGCCGACAAGCTTATATTTATGTCATTTTGCAACGTCACCTGCAAGGGATCAACGCTCGTCACTGCACCGATTACCATTTTCGGAACATACGGCTGCACCATCTGCTGGATCAGTTGCTTAATTGATGTAGCTGCCATAACGCCTCCTGTCAGATTTCTTTCAGATAACCAGAATAAGAATATCCTGTAGTGCCTTTATACCTCACATGGAGCCAGCCATTCTTGGATTTTCCATCCCCCTCCGCAGTTTTTCCATATGGAATCGCTGTAAGTTTTGTGCCATTTGGCTCTTTTCTGATAAACAATCCGCTTCTCGCCGTCACCCGATACTTTTTGTTCCATGAGCTGCCAGATCCACTACCAGAAGAACCACCGCTGGTTTTATAGTCAGGTACATAATTCAATTTCAGTTTCATCTGGTGCTTTCCATCTTCAAATGTATGGGTATCTTCATCAACATACATTACTTTTGTCAGCCCCAATGCACTGATTTTTACATGAACACAGCCCCCGGAAATAACAGAAATATCCCCGGTGCCCGTCCATGTTAAGGACTGCGCCACTATGCTCTTCTCTTCTTTGAAGGTTGCGATTTTCTGGTTCAGCTCCGTTGCGCTTGCGTCATTGTCCACTGATTGAACGTCTGCAAACTTGCCAATTTTCTTCTCCAATTCTTTATTGGTATAAGATTTCTTGGTTTTGTTTTTGGACGTAATCAGTTTTATCCGGGTTCTGGTATCATAAATGGAACGTGTCTGCTCATAGCTTTCTGTGTTGGTTGTCACGCTCAGTTCCGGCATGGTATTCACATCTTTTCTCTGCCAGAGATATATTTTCCCCTTTTCAGATCTGACGTAATACCGCCTACCGGTTGATTTGTATGTCTCGCTAAGAGCCTCTTGGATCACGTCCCAGTATGTGGAATTGGATTTTACAAGCTCCGAGATTTTCTTTCCGGTATCTACTGCACTGCCAACCGTCAGGCCAGCACGCTTGCAGCAATCTTTAAAAATCTGAGTTGCCGTTTTCTTCTTATAGCTGAAAGAATCTTTGCTGTTGCTGAGATATATGCAGTTGTCCCACGCCTTTAGGGTGAGCTTCCGGGCGCTGCTCTTTGTTTCCGTCATAAGCAGCCCCCTGAAAATCTCTTTGCCATCCAGATACAGCACGCAAGTCTGACCGCTTCCACAGTCCACGGAAGCTCGTTTCATTGCATACCCTTCCGAATCAAACAGAACAACAGAAATGCTCCTTGGTGCAGCGCCTTTCCTGCCGGATACCGTAACGGAAGAAACCAACTCGCTATAATCGTAAAAGGTTCGCCCTCTGCCTATCATAAATTTCAACTTATAATCTGCCATAACGCCTCCTACGGTATTGTGATCGTCGTGCCGGGAAAAATCAGATTTCCATTCCGGCAGTTAGAGTACCCATGTTTCTTTGCAGCTTTGTTCAGCACGCTCTTATTGGCATTATAGATTTTGGTGCATTTTTTGCCGTCTCCATAATACTTTTTCGCAATATTCCACAGGCAGTCGCCCTGTTTGATTTTGTAAGTCTTTTTCTTCTGGGTGTTATTTACCCTTTTCTTTGTTTTTGTCTGTTTTGCCGGGGCTTTTTTCTTGGTGTTCGGCTTCGTGTATTTCTTTATGGTTACTGACCTATACTCTTTCAGCGTGATGGAGTAGCTGATTGTTCCAACATCGCCGCCCTCTTCCGTAGCGGTATAGCTGGTTATCACAGCATATATGTTCAAGCTGAATGCCCCAGAAAAGACTAAATGCAGTGGATTTGCTGCATTCATAAGTGCCAGAATCCATTTATGCATGGTCTGTGGCGATTTGAAATTCTTTTTCTGGCAAGTACAATAGCTGCCATAGGTTGCCGGAAAGTAAGAAGACCAGCTTATTTGCATCGGCCCTCTCTTCCCCTTGTGAAGCAGAGTGCCAAGACGGTCAATGTCAGAAGTGACCGCCTTGCCATCTATTTTGATCTGTATTGATTCCGGATTCATCGGGACTTGATACTGCTTCTTATCGTTGTCGTAATTCATCCAGATCGTATACTTGGAAGCTTTAAAACTCATACGCCCCTTCTCCTTCCTCAATAATTTCCTGCTGCACGATATTCATAAATACGTCTCGCAGGTTTTCCATCATAGCGTCTACAATCTTCTCTTTTGAAACTCCACTTCCAGAAACGTTTATACTGCCCTGTCCGCCTATCTCTAACCTAATTACCCTTTCGCTGGTTTGAGGGCTTCCTACAGGCTGTGACACGCTCTGAGGTGCATTTGCTGTTTGCACTGGTGCTTCCACGCTCTTTCCCTCGCCACTATTCAGAACGCCAAGCATTTCGCCAGTCTGCTCAAACAGTGATAAGGAACGGTCTGAACCGTCCAGAGGAATAATGGATTCTGGCCCGGCTTCTGCCACAATACCCAAATGCGGTTCATCAAAGATACCGCCAAGAGCATGAAGCGAAGCAGATACCGTTGCAGATCCAGTTGCCCCGCCGCCAAAGCTGATTGTCTTTGTCGGGTTCGCAAGAGAATAATTTGCTGTCAGTGTTACATTTACTACTCCAGACGCAGAATAAGGTGAAGCCCATGCACTCCGCACAAGTCCGCCAACTTCCGCATACAGTGCAGCAATATTGTCCGCTCCTTTTGCGAGGGTAACATCAACTGTTCCGTCTGCCGGAAGCGCTGTCGCAAATGCAGATGTTATATCTGTCTGCGCCGCCTCTACTGCCGGGGAGCTGTTGATAGATCTGGCGGTCATTGTAATGTCTGCCGGTACTGTCACCGGAACAGGGTTCTGTTCTCCAAGTTTGGAACCAATCTCAGAGGATAATGCTCCATCATCAATCGTTCCTGCCTGAATCGTAACATTTGCCGGGACGGTAACTGGCACCGCCTCGCCCTGCTGCAATTTTTCAGAAATAGCAGACGCAAGAGCGCTATCATCAAGACTTGCGACCTCGAATTTGATAGTGGTTGGAACCTGTGTTTCTTTTGGTTCCGCCTGTGTTTCCTGTTCTTGTGCTGCCTGTGCAACCTGCGAATCATCAACGCCAGCATTTGTCATGTTGGTTTTCACAGGTTGCTCGCGTTCCAGAACTTCTCCTGTCTCATTCTTTGCCGCTGCTTCTGCCGCTTGTCCCACTTCGGAAGATTCCACACCCTCATTTTTCAGAGTTGTTTTTACTGACTGTTCTTCCTCAATGGTCTGCCCGGTTTCATTTTCCGCAGCTTCTTTGGCAGCTTCGCCAACTTGGCTTGCGTCTACACTCGCCGCTTCAACGATTGCCTCCGGGATATTGATAACCTGATCTGGGTAAATCAGATTGAGGTCTTTTATCTCAGGGTTTGCTTCGCGGATCTGCTGTTCTACTTCCGACCAGACAACACCATATTGCTCCATGATTCCCGAAAGCGTTTCACCCTCATTGACGGTGTACTGCAATGCAATTTCCCCGCCATCAAGAGTTGTGGTTCCCACATAGGTGAGGCCTTCAAACGCAGTGTCGATCAGTTCTTGGACATGAGCCTCATTGACTTCTATATCCTCGACGTCCGCCTGCATACCTTCGATTGTCACCGGATCAGTGGTGGTTTCCGCGGTAGCTCTCTCGATCGCCGTCCGCAATTCATCCGGTACGTTTATCGTCCCTTCTTGAATTGCCTGCACCAGTGCTGCATTCGCTGGATCTGCCACCATCTGGCTTGCGAATACCTGCCATGCAGCGTCCGCATCTCCAGCCGCAGCGCCGACCATCATAGCGTCATTGAACGCCTGCATAACATCTTGAGGTATAGCCTGTCCCATTTCCCGGTATTCATCAATCAGCCCTGTCATGCTGTCAACGTCCGGTTTCATGGCTTTATAGATGTCCTGCATTGCTGCCTGATCGCTGCCCATGATTTCTTCATACAGGCTTGCGGACTGCATGGAAGCATTAAATCCCCATGCCAGCGAATCTGCCAGCGCCCCATAGTCCTGATTTTGCAGATATGTGTTCGCATTTTTCAGAAAGTTATCCGTATTCGTCTGGATAGCGGAATAGTTCTCCTGAAGCTTTTCTCCATAAGCGTCCGACAGTGTGTTTGTTTCAAACTGAACACTGTTTCCAAGCATGGATGCTTCATTGTTTCTGGCGGCATAACCCGCCTGCTCTTTGTAATTTGCCAGCTCTGAATCAGAAATTCTCTGCACGCCGTTTGCATCTGGCCTGTTCAGCGCATTAAGCGTGGTGTACAGTTTCTTTTCAGATTCTTCCAGTGCTGCCGTTGCAGTTTCTCTCTGCTTTCCGACTTCCTCCACAACTTTGGTAAAGGTGTCGTCCGTCAGATCCTTGCCCGATAGCCTACCGTATTTCTGCGTCAGCACGTCCATTTCGGCTTGTGCTTCCGCTTCCTGCCAGCCTTGCATGATATTGTTGATCTTGGTCTGCAATTCATCAATGGCAGCCTGCTCGTCAACATCAATGATTCCGTCTTGCAAAGCATTCTGAACCAGATTTGTAAGACCTGCTGACAGATACTGCATATCCCCGAGATCCTGTTCCGCCCATTTCTCAATCTGAGATCCAAGGCTGGAACCATCCGCCATTTTGATGTCAAACTCTTTGACGGTCATTTCCGCTGCAAGCGTCTGTTCCGAAAGAGCCTGTTCAATGTTGGTCGTAAAGGTCTCGATATTGGACATATATGTGGATTGCTCGTCTTCGGTCAGTGAAATACCAACCCTCGCTCTCCACTCAAGCGTATCGTTCTGCTTCAAGGCATCCTCTGCCTGCTGCACCAGTTCTTCCGCATTGTCAAAATGTCCCAGTGCTGCATTGATATTTACAAGCCACTCCGCATTGATTACACGAGAAGCAAAATCTTTAATCTGAGAATCATCCAGCTCTACAGTGCCAAAATGTGCCTGTAGGTTGCTGTCAATATTCATTTCGCTGTATTCGTGGAGTGCCACTCCTACAGCCGTAACCGCCGCAACCGCTGCCGCTGCGCCCGCCGCCCAAGGATTGCTGAAAAGTGATCCAGCAAATTTTCCCAGTGCACCTGTCAGACTGCCTGCGTCAGTAACGGCCTTTGCAATATTCATTCCGGTAGATACCGTTTTCATTGCAAGAAAGCCAGCCCCAAGGCTTGTGAGTGCCCCGGTGATTGCCTGCGGATTTTTTAATATGGTTTCAAATAAAGGTTTCAGTGCATTTCCGAGCTTATTCGCACCGGAAGCAAAGGACTCAAATGCAGTCGGTACCCATTCCGTAAGAATCGGGATAATGGTATTGGTTAGATACTGAACGCCCTCTCTCATTGGCTCTTCCATAGCTTCAAATGTCTGTAGCTCCATTTCTTCAAATGCGCTGTTCATATTCGCCATGTCGCCGTTCAGATTGTCGTTCATGGTGTCAGCCATATCCTCTGCTGCTCCTGTAGATCCACGCAACGCCTCTTCGTATCTGGCAATGTTCTCAACGCCTTCATTCAGCATTAAGTTCAAGCCCTTTGTAGAATCTGCAGTAAATGTGGCTCCCAGTGCCGCAGCTCTGTCAGCTTCTCCCATTCCATTTGTGGCCTTTTCCACATCAAGAAGAATATCCGTAAGATCTCGGAAATTACCTTGTGCGTCAGATACCGCCACCGATGTTTCACCAATCTTGATTGCACCGTCTTCCATGTTATTCGTGATGTCACGCATAACTGCGGTAAGTGCGGTACCGGCTTCCGAGCCCTTATAGCCTTGGTTTGCCATTGCTTCCAACATGGAAGTTACCGTTTCTGCGTCCTGTCCGGCTGCATTTAAGTTTGCCGCACTGTTTCGGTAGGCTTCTCCAAGCTGCGCTGCGGAAGTGTTGCTGTTTGCCTGTGCATATGCAAGCATATCGGCGAAATACGCCGAATCCTGAGCCTGCATTCCAAAAGCAGATAAGTAATCGGTGACCATGTCCGAAGCCTGTCCCAGTTCCATTCCACTTGCAGCTGCAAGGTTCAACACGCCTCCCAATGCGGAAGATGATTGCTGCGCATCCCAACCAGCAAGGCTCATATATTTGAGGGCTTCGGCTGCCTCTGTTGCGCTGAAAACCGTTGTTGCGCCGTACTCTCTGGCAGTATTTTGTAAAAGAGCCAGATCGCTACCGGTAGCTCCAGACAACGCCTGTACCTCTGACATCATGGCAGTATAATCTTTGCCGATGTCTATAGCGTCCGAAGCATACTTTCCGACCTGGCTTAATACGGCAGCCATTGAAACGACTGCAAATAATTTCTTTAGGGAATCTGCGAGGCTGTTCGCCTTTCCTTCCGCTTCTCCCATACTGGCTCCGGCTTCGTCTGCGCTCTCTCCTAAATTCCCAAGACCGTCTCCGTCGCCCAAACCATCTACGCTATCTCCAAGGCTTTCGGTGGATTCTGATAGGCTGCCAATACTCTCCCCTGCATCCTCCGCCGCCCTTGTAAGCTCATCGGCACCATCAGCAGCACTTTCAAATCCCTCGGAAAAATCAACAGCGGAGCTTTGCTCCAGCTCTTCCATTGCCTGTCCAACGGAATCTCCGAGAGAATCCATGCTGCTTGCTGCCCTATCCATTGCATTTCCAAGACTGCTGGCAAATTGCTCAGGTGAATTGCTGCTGAATGCCCGGTCAATCTGTTGCCCCACCTGCTGTAATTGTGTCGCAGATGTTCGTGCCGCAGAGGAAACACGGGAAAGTTTTGAACTCACATCATCTTGCAATGTAAGCCTAACAGAAACATCACTCATGCCATACCTCCACTATGTGGTCTTTATGTAGACCTTTGCCAATCTGTCGGAGGATTCAATAGGATAATCGTTTGCAAGCCTTTCTGATGCGATATAGGCCAGTTGCACATTTCTTGGCATTTCGGCAAATTCTTCCATGCGCAACCCTCTCTTTTGCCAGAGGATATGAGCATACTGCCAGTCTGTGCCATCTGGTGTCTGTACCGCACCAGACATTAGTTTTTTATTTTTTTAACAGTCTCTTCCTCGTCCTGTTTCGCCGCAAGACCGCACGCTTCCATAACACACTTATTCGCATAACGGAAATCATCTCTATCTGCAAAAAGAGTTTCCGGCATATCCAGACGGTCATTCACCTTATAAAACTCCATAAGTTCAGGATCATCAAGTTTCGGCTGAACAAATGCGTCAACCATGATATGCAGGCCTGCTCTCTCAGCGTCATAATCCTTGCGAACAACAACCTGTCCATTTTCAACAACCGGTCTGTTGCCATTCTTTTTGTCTCTGAAAACTTCTGTGGTTTTATACAGGTTTCTGATCTCTTTGATTTCTTTCATAGAGAGCTGTTTAATGATGAAAGGCACCGGATTCCCTTTGTTGTCTGTGAATGTAGCCACGCCCGGGAACTCCACAGTTCCTCTCTCTTTTAACTCTGCTTTCATAAATGCTTTTAAATTCATATCCATATCTGTTGTCCTCCATATGATTGATTTTCCAAAAATTTAAGGGAGAGCAGTGGCTCTCCCCATGCTTCATGCCCTTGTATTACGCTGCCAGATCCTTTGCGCCGAACTCGATAGAATCCTTTACAACATCTCCGTCGGTATCCAGATCCATAAGTGCAATCTTTCCTGTGATTACACAGCCGATTGCAGTGATGGAATCTCCTTTGTTGATGTCATAATAGTCGGAATGTTTATCCTCGCAGATTCCCTGAATTTTAAGCTCCGGTGTAGCACCAGTTTTGATGTATTCCAGAACTTTTTTCTTCCACATATTCGTGGTTTTCCACTGTTCCAGAGTGCCTGTGATGTCGTAACCGATCCAACGACGGTTTGTACCTTTTTCGCTCAGTGTCTTTCCTTCCCAAACTTTAGGAGTGAAATATAACTGGAACTTACAGGAATCAGCTACAAGAGTACCGTCAATATAAATCTTTCCCTCTCTTGCACAGAGAGGGCTTTTATTTACACGTCCTGCCATAATAATCTCCTTTCTTTACCGGGCAATTACTGTGAAGTAATATTTCTCAGCAGAATCCACCGGCTGAATACCGCAGGTAATATATACGCTATCACCTGCGGAAGAACCTCTGTCTACAACAAAGTCGTTTTCTTCGTCCACATTCTGGATTGCTCCGTCGTTCTGGTAAGCCTTTAAGATTGCTCGTCCCAGACCTTCCATTACAGTCCATCCGGTAGCGTCATTGTCGAATCTACCCGGTACGAATGTAAGAAGCAGATCATTTGCAAAGCTGTCATACACTCTGCAAGGGCGACCTTTCATAATATCCGCCGGATCGTCCTGAGTAAATGTAACTTTAGAGTTCACATCATACTCAACGATTACATCTCCTGATTCGCTGACAGTAAAGAAGATTTCGCCTTTCTTAATTGCCTGAATTGCCTCTTCATTTGTCTTTGCTCCTACGACGCCAGTTGCTCCGGTGAAAATTTTATAGGTGAGCGAAGATGTGTAGCCTGCTGCGGCAACCGCTCCTGCCAACCATGCTGCTGACTGCGGAATAGTCAGTTCCTCCCCTGCGTATTCAGCAGCATTGGTAAGATTGTAAATATTTTCATAATCAGTAGCGGAATTTACAACCACAAGTCCACATTTCCAGCCAATGGAATTACGAATATATTTGATCTTTGTCACAGCGGCAGTGATCAGGGATGCTTCACTAGTCGGAAGTGCCATGCAGTTGAACTTGATTTTCTCTGCCATATCAAGGAAGGTTGCTACCGAAGCATTCACTTTGGAATCTTCGTTAGTGCCGCCGGTCAGGGAAGCAGATGCAAACGCCGCCAGTTCTCCTTCTCCTGCAAAATCCACATAATCAGATTTCAAATCAGTAACCTTCGTCGCTCCTTCGATAAGTTCAATCTCTGATCCATCAAGAACTACGGAAACATCAAATCCACCCTCCGGGTTTGCCACGGAAACAACCTTTAATTTATTTCCAAGGGTTCCCGGATACTTTGCGGTAACATTGCCAGTACCGCTCTTTAAGGTGATAGTTCCTTTTGCCTTTTCTCCGCCGCCTGCGATATATGTATATACCTCAGTAGCATTCAGGAACATGAGCTGAAGCATAACCATACATTCATTGTCGTCGTAAATGGAACGTCCGAATTTCACCTTTGCAGCGTCCGGGGATTCATTGGTAAGATGGATCATCTCTCCTCTTGGTCCCCAGTCATATCCGATTAGCGGAATAATTGCGATACCAGACGGCGCATTGGAAGCTGTCGGCTGTTTTCCGTTTTTGGTAACGACATATGCTCCCGGTCTTACTTTCGGTGAAGATAATTTAAAAGTACCTCCTGCCATGCTTTATCACTCCTTTCCAAGCCATTTGTTGATTCTGGCCTGCGCTTCACTAATGGTCATTTCGGTTGCTGTGCAACCATACATAGCACCATCAAAGGTGCTGGTTGTGATATGAAAAAGCTGCATACACTTGGTACGCAGCTTGTCCATTCTGTATTTAGTTTCCGGCTCTTTGTTTTCCTGCTTCACAGTTTCCACAGGCTCCACTACAGCCGGTTCAGTACGTCTTGTAGGCATTTATGTTGTACCTCCTGTTCTTTCCGAAGCTCCTCAGTAGCCTTGTACCATGCCTGATACGTTGCATCTGTTCCAAAAAGCCCGGATATATTGATTTTATTTACTGTGCCACCGGTTTCCCGATTCAAAGAATAGTAATGTTTTATGGCGCAGGTCATTTTCACTATTCCTGTATCAACAGGTGATGTTGACGGATCCGTAAGGCGAATATATTTATTGTCCAACGTGCCGTCCTTCTTCATCAGATTTACCTTGCATTCATCCATCATGAGGCTGTCACGCACTGTAGCCGCATCGGCATACGCCTGCCAGTCTGTGGCTTCCATAAACCATGTATCCAGATACAATGTCGTAAGGTATGTGCTGAACGTTACCTTTTTGGTATCTGTTCTCGGAACCGGAAAATACAAAGATGGAACAGCAAAGGCTTCCGGCAGATCATCAAAATACAGCTCGGCGTTGTTATCCGCTTTGTTCTGGATATACCGGACTACAGAAGCAAAGCTCTGTTCAAGCTCTATTGTGATTTCTGATTCCATTGCTCACCTCTTATGAAAAATATCGGTTGAAAAATTGCTCGAACGCTGACTGTGCCATTTCCGGGAACATACGCTCAAGCACTTCTGCAGATTTATCAAAGAAATGGGAGCCTCGAACCGTTGATGCTTTCAGTACCATTCCGGTCTTTGCACCGGGAATATACCTGAAATGCGAACCTTCCCATATGCCCGGGATAAACCGGCCCGGTTGCTGTCCATGACCTTTGTTCACCCATTTTGCGTAATAGACATCGGTTCCTATCGTCAACGTCAATGCTCCCATATCCAACTGGAAAATATTACCGGCTCCGCCTTTCGTAAATGACCCCAACAGTGTACCCTTATCAACATTGTGAGCGCCCTGTATCTGTGCCTGCACAATATCAAGAAATTCTTCGCCGATCTCTTCCAGCGTTTTTCCTGCATACGGTTTCAAATCTGCCTGCATTGCTTCACACTTTCTGGCAAATGCTTCCAGCTCGCTAACATCAATCATAATGCCGTTTTAATTCCTCCTTCCCGGTACAGCTCCACGATAATGTGGTGGTTTCCATGCACCGCACGGGGGATTCCGGCACGATATTTCAATCCGTTGTCACAGTCCTCCACCGTATCATTTTTGCGAATGTCTACGCCTGCTGGCAGGGATAACTTAATTTCTCCGTCAGCAGAGCTGAAGGGTTCATTTTGAACTATGCGAACCGTATCTCCGACCTTTGTATGGAAATGGCATGGCTGCTCTATAATTGCCGCTGTGCTTCCAGTCTTTTTGACGGTTCTTTCTTTGATTCCGTATCCAACGTCCACAGTGCCACCTTCCAGATGGTAAATATTGCACCTGTGATTCATAAATTCTTCAAACACAGAACCCCTCCTCTCATAAAGCTCTCATCCGCACTACTGTCTTTCCACGCCCTTTCGCAAGGACATATTCTGCCAGCAGATCATCTATATCCAATCCCTCAATATCCACCGTTCCAGATTCCACAGAATAGGAATAATCATCGAAAGTCTCACTCCTTATCTGCTTCTTTGTAGCTTCAATCGAATTTTTGGCATACGCCTCTGCCAGCAGGATCACTGCCATCTTTACCGGTTCTGGTATTTCCGGGTATTCTTCTCCGAAAGAATTATTCGTTTTGGCAATTACCTTTAACTCTGCCCGGGATATATCAAAGACCAGCTTTTCAACCGGTCTTTTTAATACGTCCTCATGGCTTGTGTACTGAATAACTTCCTCAGGAGTAACCCAAGGGCGGGCAGCCATTACTCACCCCGAAGCAGTGCTCTTGCTTCATCAGCTTTCTTCTGCTCGGAAGAAATATGCTGCACAAGGTCAGCTTTCTTGCCTAACCCAGCGGTATCAATACCTCTGGCACTGGCATATTCTTTCAGCTCCGCAACGGTTTTGGAATTTAATTCCTTCGTCAGGACATCATCATCCGCAGTGTCGGTTCCGGCTTTCACTACAGCTTCCGGTTCCTCGTCTTCCGGCGGAGTAAACAGATCTACTGGAAATTCATTTTCCAATGCTGCGCTCAGTGCCGCAGTGTCGGTTCCGGCTTCACCAAGGATTTTAAAAAAGCCAGTGTTTTCGTAGTGTTTGGCAGTGTCTATATCATCTACGAGAACCTCCGGCTCTGATTTTGTTGCACATATGCGTCTGTCTTTGTATGACAGGCCACGAATCAATTCAAGTTTTACCATAGCAGCTCCCTCCTACTTACCGTTTCAGAAGAATGATACCTGTTGCGTCCTTTTCCTCGATGATCGGGTCATAATCAAGATGCGCAACGTAGAAACGCTTGTCCATCATAATAGATTCCTTATCGGTATTGGTGCTGCGGATCTTTACGGTATAGCTGTTTACTACGACGAGATTCTTCGGATCAGTAAGCAGAATAACATCGTCATTCATGCTCGGGCATTCAATAGCCGGAATTTTCGCCGGTGCAGTGTACATATTATCCGGTACTGCACCTCCATGATGTGCAACTAAATTCAGCAGGAACAATTCCCACTGCTGCGATCTTCTTGGTGACATAAGCCAGCGGAGTTTTCCATTATTGTACTTGTTGGGAAGCGAAGCGAGCATTTCATAAAACATATCAAGGCTCATTGAGTCATCTGCGGACTTATCAAGGACATGTCCATCTTCCTTGATCTGCTTGATCCAGCCATCGTTAACCTTCAAGAAATCTGCGTCCTGTGCCTCTCCAATCTCCGTAGCATCTGCGCCTGTCCATGCCCCGGCAGAATGTGTCACATCAAAGATATAGAGTTTCTCATTGTAGGTCACTGTCTGACCTGCTGTATAAGATTTTGAAGTGCTAAATGCTTCCGTTTTTGAAGTGTCCTCGTTACCATTCAGGTAAATATCTTCCAGATCAACACCAAGCTGTGAAGTCATGAGATCGGTGATAATCTTATTTAAATTCTCGCCCTCAATGTTCTGACGGAGTGTTTCCTCCGTTACTTCCCAAGGAAGTCTAACAGGCGTGGTGGCAAAATGGATCTGGCTGGTTTTTACAGAAGCTCTATGTCCATCGTCGGTATTCTCCTTCTTTTCTCTCAGCAATCTGGAAGCAATACCGATTTTATCAATCTCCCCTGTTCGCTCTACGCGCATTTCATGTCTTACCAAAGGTGAAAGGTTGGTTGCTTCAAAAGTCTGCTGAATAAACTGTCTTGCCTGATACGGTGTCAAGAGTCCGCCACCAGCCATAGAGCCGGTACTGATTGCAGTACCGGCAGCTCTCATAAGAAGTTCTCTATTTGTCGGCATAATCTATTCCTCCTTATTTTTGATTAAAAGAAAACTCCGTCCATAAAGTGGCTCTCCGGCGCACTTTTCTGAACGGAGCTGTCAGCATTGTTTAAATTACTCGGAAGACCAGCGCTCTTGATAATCGGATCAAGTGCCTTTGCTACAGCAGCTTCTACAAACTCCTGCGCTTTTGCCATTGTCATAGGTTCTTCCGGCGGATTTACTGCTTTCTGAATTGCTGCATTTACCATTTTCTCAATAGTTTCCGCTGTAATGGGTTCCTCTGCGCCCTCACAGCCGCCAGCAGCTTTCCGAACGTCATTGGTGGTAATTGCTGCACCCTCTGCGTTCTGAGGCGGATTTGCAGCGTTCTGGCTCGCTCCCATAGCTTTCTGAACTGCGCCAGCTACGATAGTCTCTAATTCGGCTTTGGTAATCTCCACTTCCATTTCCTCCTGTTCTTCTGACTTCTCAATGAATGTTCCGAGATTCTGGTAGATACTTTTCAGAACATTCAGGTTTTCTTTTCCTGCACCTGCTGCCTTTTCGACGGAAGCTGCATTCAATGCTTTCACTACCGGTTCATTGCCGGTGAGAAGCTGTGTGACGATCTGGTTGAAATCGTCCAATGCGCTGCGAATCACATCCTCGTCTGTCTGGATTTCCCAGCGTCCGGTTTCCGGATTGTAGGCATCCAGCAGATAATCAGACAGTGCATAATAGGCATTCCAGAAGTTATCATGGATACTGGTTCTTTTATAGTTCTCCATGACTGCACCCTTCTGTACTGCTTTCGGTGCTGTAAATGCTTTTGCCATCTTCTGGAAGATGTTCAGCCCGGTTTTTGTAACCGGCTCATCGCAGGAAATATCATCATCCACATTGCTGTAAACGCCTGTTCCGCCCATGCTGAATCCGGTAATTTCTCCCTTTTCGATAGCTTCATAGATGCCGGGGTCGGATACCTCAACAGTCATAAGCCATGATCCCTCTTTCACATCCTGTCCGTTAATCTGGCAGTCGCATTTTGCAATCCAGTTCTCAACCACAGCCGCGCTTTCCATCTTCTCGAAGTTGTGCTGAAGATCAATGCTGTTCGCATTTTTGGCAAACCAACGCTGCGCTTTTTCAATCTCTTCCGCTGTCATATAATTGCCCTGTGTATCCTCTTCCATCGGCTCATATACGATACCAGTCACATAATGTGCTTCACTGTCGGCTTTCAGGATTCTTCCATAGGTCTGAAAGATTGCGCTGCCATCCTGCGATTTCGTCAGCAGGAACTGCCGCTGATTCGCAGCTTTGTCAACCAATGATACGAATATCGGCTTGACATCGGTCATGGCATACGCTTTCGCTACTTTGTTCCGCATTTCTGCTTTGCTCCTTTCTTTAGATTTTCAATATGGGGCATAAAAAACAGCACGGTGCTCTTGTCCCATGCTGTGTGTCGCTTTTTTTCATTCATATTTCTCCATTTCTCCAAGCCTCATAGTAGGCATTGTACATATTCCAAGTAATACTCGGGTCGTCCCTCATTTCCTCGATTCCATGTTCCTCATTGAATTTCTGTTCAAAGGCATCATACTCCGCATTAACCTCGCTCATATATTTCTCTCGCAAGGAAACGCGTTCGTCTAACGACATTCCAAGAATTTCCTGATCCACAATGTCCTTTGTGATGCAATTGCAGTTTATGCTTTCTTCCGCTGGAAGCGACGTATCTCTCGGACACATAGGATAATAAGTGCCGCCGTTCTTTCCGATAAGTGTGAACGGTTCTCTTTTGAAAACCTGCTGCCCACTTATGGCTACATGGTTTTCTCTCGGATGCGCCGCGCCGGTATGTACCCACTTTTTTTTGTAGCAGGACGGGTTTTGTATCCGGGCTTCCTGATGTGCATACTCCTCAACACGAAGAACTTCCGTTACCGCAACCCTGCGGCTTCGGTAACCACATTCACGGATTCCGCTGTCAGCTATAGCCTGTGCCACTTCATCAATGGTCTGCTTTTGTTCCTGTGCGTCCAGCAGAATCTTTTCAATTCCATCTTTCGTGTTCAGGTGCATGAGATTGGCAAGCTGTTGGCTCCACCCTTTGATAAACGCCTCCGCTGGTTTTGTGATTCCATCGTCAATCACTTCTCCAAGTTCCGGGTCTGCTGATATGATCCACTGTTTTGTAAATCTGTGAAGCAGTTCGTCGAATTGCTGATAAAACAAATCATGCAGAGCTTTTTCCATTTCATCTGAGTTGCTGATTTCGGGCCATACAGTTTCAACGAAATCGTCTACACCAGATGCGCTCTGCAATCTTGCCAGCACTTCGTCCACATTATTCTCCACTGCTGCCGTAAAGCCGTCCTCGATGGCTCCCATATGGCTGACCGCAACGCCAGCCTCCACATACCCCTCTTCATTGAGCTGGTCTTCAAGGTCATTGTCCGCTTTGGCTATGTACTGCTCAATCGCTTCCAACAGAGGTGTCACATTCAGTTTCATGTTTCTCAGCCTCCTGTCTTACGATCACGCAGCCTTCCGGCAAGTCAATATCCATATCTGTCACAGGAATGTCCACACTGAGAACCGGTATCTCCCCGGGTTCCTGCTTGAGCTGATAGCCACTGGCATACATTCCAAGGTCAATGCCATTTACAACGATGTGAGTCATATATTTGTTTTTCTTATCGCTGGTTTTGATACTGATTTTCATTGCTTGCCCTCCTGCTCTTTGATCTCTTTCAACAGCTTCTGGACGGATTTCATTACGGAAACCACTTCATCCTGTGTATTATTGCTCTGAGCTTTCTGAATCTGCTGCGTAAGCTGCGCCGCGATACCGTTCACATCAGCAACGGAAGAGTTCCGCTCAGCGTATATCTTCAATGGAATGTCGCCCCATTCCTCTTCGTAATCCTCTGAGGTTTCGCCCAGCATACGATAAACAACATCTTTTGCCTTATTCGGAGTCAGTCCGCCTGCATTGTTGCTTACTGTAAGAATCTTGTACAGATCATCTGGGTTCGTGATATTCGGTGCAAGGAAGTATGCCTCCACATGTTTGAACTGGTAGCCATTCAGCAGCTTATTGTTTATCACCCATGCCAGAGATATTCGCTCTGGCTGGAAGACCTGCTCTTCTGTGACCTCTTTCGCTACCTGCGCTGTAGCACGATTGAAGTCTGTGGTGTAGCCCACATACAGATCTGGCAGTAAGAACGCTGACTGCACTCTTTTCCGGTTATTTTCCAAGTATTCCTGAAACAGCTCGTCTTTTTGGAGAATACTGGCAATGTCCTTGATCTCAATTTCCGGCTTTTCGCTGGTGTCAAAATCGGTGCGCTGCTCTGCATTTTCCGCTTCCAAAACAATAAAGGCGTGCTGCCCCTGCTCGCCCTTAATTCCGTTCATATACTCTTGAAGCTTTGTGTAGCTGTCCTCTGTCAGAGTGCCGCCCTTAATCATAATCAGCAGTGGCGTGTGCCGTCCGTTGATGAAATAATTATTGTTCAGGCTCTCCGCTCTCCGGCTGCCGTCTACTCCTAAAAGCTGTCCTATCCACCGGACCTCACCGTATGGCTTGGTTCCAATAGCAAACTCAAGTATTTCATTGGCCTGCCATTTACGATCCAGAGCTTCACCAGCTTCCAGATACTTGCCATTGCGCCTGTCCATGATTCTTGGATCTCCAAATTCTTTGTAATACACCGTTTTCCCGCCAATGTCCTGTCGGTATTTACGGAACTTCCGCTGTCTTACAAGGCTGGTTCCATGATGGTAATAGGTAAATGGCACATATGGTTCCAGCGGTTCAGTCTTCATTATGCTTGGAGTGTTACGGATAAACTCTATCTGTACCACTTCATTTGCAAGATTGCGAATAACTTCAACATAAGCTATGCCGTAGGTTTCCCGCGCTTCGATAATGTCCTCGAAGATTTCCTTTGTGTCCTGCTCAATGGTAAGCAGCTCTATGATTTCTTCCGCTCTGTTGAACTCATCTACCATATCCGGTGTTTCCTCAACATCTTCAATGTAACGGACCCCAATACCAAATCCCGGAATATTATTGCGGTATGAATGAATACACTGAGGCAGGATAGAGCTTTCAGACACATAACGTTCCAGCACATGCAGATCCATAGGCTGCTGAATCCACTCGCTGCCATTAAAGGCTTCCTGCATTTCAATCTGTGTGGAAGTCTCTGCTTTCTGCACCGGCTTCTGTACTGGCTGCATTTCCTTGATAACTCTCGCATGGACTGGACGTGGCTTTGCTGTTTTTGCTGAATCACTCATTTCTTCTCACCTCTCTTCTTTGATTTGACCGGCAATACTGCAAGCAGTACGCTGTCAGCTTCATCCGGGGAGCTTAGTCCCCTCTTTTTCATTTCCGCTTTCGATTCCACCTTTTGCCGGGTTTCCACGAAATCATATTTACGACAGGATAGCTGTCCCACCATATCGTTGTCATTCGGAAGAATCAGCTGCGACTTCCGTGGCTTTCCCTCTTCGTCAAACGGCTGTATCATATCCCGGACAACTCCCATCATATATGTGGTGCTGTCGTAGAATCTTTTATGCTTGATCCTTTGCCCGAAATTCACAGGCACAACGTCCATATCCCCATATACTTCCGGGTTTGCTTTCTTCGCAGCTTTGAGCTGATCCGTAACACCGCCGCCAACTCCGCCATCGTCTACCTTTACAGGGATAACTCCTGAAAAGCAGAATATTTTTTTCAACTCGTTGTAAAGCTGGCAGATGGTTCCGGTTGTCCAGACAGTATTTTTACCGTTGTACTTCTTGTAGATCTGTACCACCTCATTGACCTTGAATGTGATACAGGTTCTATCATCTCCGAATCGGGCAACGTCGCACCCAATATCTATCGTCAGCACGCCGCGCACATCTCGGATTTTCTCGCCACTTTCAGAAACATATACTCCAAAAGCAAGTGCCGTTTCCTTTTCCATCTCAGTAGAAATGGAGTCCTCAATCCATGAGGCCGGAATGAACACATCGTCTTCCTGCTCTGGGAACTTGCCGTCCACTCGGACCCGAACCACATTACTGTCCTTTCCATACTTCCGATCAAGCGAAGCAATGTTGTCTTTGTTGGTTCGCTTGCTGTCCCGGGAGGATACGGTCTGTAACGCAAAAATGGCACGGTCTACGGTAAAAGCATCATAGAACGTGCCTGTTGTTTTTGTTGGATTGCCGCACATCAGCAGCTTATTATTGTCACCGGACAGTGTACCCATTATGGCTTCCATAATTGGATCTGCAACACCGGAAGCCTCGTCCACGATGAACAGCATGTTATCCTCATGGAAGCCCTGCATATTCTCTGGCTTGTTTGCTGTCCTCGCTACAGCGAACCAGCGTTTCTCATAGCCTTTGACATACACATAGGTCTTTGTCCATTTCAGCAATGCCGGAAGTAGTGGAGAATTATTCATCCACTTTGCAACCTCGCTCCACAGAACGTCGTGAAGCTGCTGCTGAGTAGGCGCAGTCGCTACCACTCTGGCATTGTAATAGCAGGTCAGAAACCATAGGAAGATACCAGCCTCAAATGCTGTCTTCCCAACACCCTGTCCAGACTTGATTGCCACCCGGTTGTGAGTCCGAATATTATGAGCCGCTTCCACCTGCCAGTCGTCCGGCTCAAATTCAAGAACTTCCCGGAAGAACAGCACTGGATCATTCAGCCACAGCGGTATGGATTCTTCTATGAAGTCGGTCAGCCACTTATCATCCACTGTCGCCACCTTCTCTCATAGATTTAACCTTTTCCGCCCATGCTTTCAGTGCATCATTCTCAGTTCCTCCTGCCTGTTCCCGGTCTTTCTGTTTCTGATATTCAAATTCACGCTTGCGCTGCTTCAGCTCTTCCATCTTGTACAGAGTTTCTGGATTCTCACCCATCGTATCCCGAATGAACTCTGCTGCCCGGACGTTTCCCTTTGTGGCCTGCACGAACATGGAAACAAGGACTGCCATCTGGTTATTCACGTCTTCATCTTCCAGCCCATAGCCTTTCACCTGCTCCTGCAATTTGGGGCTTTTTATATCCAGCCCCATGAGCAGCTGAGCTGCCTTTTTCATGTCTCTCTTGCGCCTGCGTGACTCCCCAGATTTGATTCCGCCCCTCCTCCCCTTCTCTCTTGCTTCTTCCTCGGTTCGGACAGGCTTTAGATTGCCCTCATTTCCCACATTCTCACCTCACTTTCCTACCTTTGTTTTTGGTCTGTATTTTGCTTTATGTATCCCATCGGATATGTTAGAATATACAGTGAAAGGAGGCCATGTATCATGCGTATTAAAAACATGACGGTCACATCGACATTCAAATATCTATGGTTGAAAACTGTAACGGATGTCGATCTATCACAGCATTGTGCCAAATGTCTTATCGGTGAATATGATACTCGAATCAACAACCGTATCACCGAAGCTGCAGACATCCCCCTCTCGAACAGCGTCTACTACCTGTGTGGTGTAGCCTATCCGTATAACTGGTCGAAAAACTTTCATCTCGCATTTCGACCGTGTGAAGGAAATGTACTCACTTATCAAAGCAATGGCATATCCATCACAATAGAGGATGCCATTGAGTTACCTATCGACCCTCGTTTTAATCATCACCCGAAGATGATTTATAAATCTTACAGCACTTGCCGGAACTGGCAGTTTGCTAACTGGTTCAATGATAACTTAAAATAGTCTCAACCAAGTGCTCATGTTGATTGTGTCTGTATCCTCCGGGATATTCCAGATTGAATTCAATATTGAGCGCTTTCTCGTATCTTTCTTTTCCGAGGTCTTTCGGTTTTCTGCATACAGCCCAGATCTGTGTTGCTCCTTTATCAACAACCTGCACATCTTCAAAATATCTTTTCAGTGTGCGTGTCAGTGATTCTTTATCATGGAATTTCTGCATCGTCCATGTTCCTTTGCGGAAAGTGGCGCTGAAATTATCTTTATCCAGAAATTCAATATATCTTACAGAATCCGAACTTGTTTCCAGATTTCCTCTGTCCTGTACGACCTGCAGGTTTCGTGTACCGGTGAAGAATGTTCCGTCTTGGGACATCAGAGCGTTGCAGCATGTCAACACCCAGTCTTCATAATCATTGCTCGTTATGGAATTGATTACTGAATCCAGCACGACCACATTGTAAAGCCCCTTTTCCTTTATATCCCGGTTAAGTGCTTTAATCATGCGGACGACTTCGCTTACATTCAGCTTTTCAGTTCCTTCCGTTTTGTAGAACGGCTCGTACCAGTGTGTGTCGTAGCCCTTCTGCCGCAGGTTCTTGCTGTAGAAACATTTACCTGCGCCAAAATCCACAAGCCTGTCCTGTTTGGTTAAGCTCGGGATCACATAATTCTCATACAGTGTGCTTTTGATACTGGAACCGTTGCGGCTCATTTGACAATGTGTCTGCACATAGGGCTTGATTCCCAGCGTTTCATAATTGTACTCGCCGTAATCAATTCCCAAATACATGAGAAATTCCCTCACATGCTCATTGTGCATTTTATAAACCACACAATCATTTCCCAGCAACTTGCAGCAATACGCATAATCTGCATTGTGGATCACATTGCCATCCTCGTCCACGATAATGTTTCCGTAATCTCCATATTTTGAGATCAGACGGCTGATTTCCTTTATGATTGATCCTTTGCCCTTATGTACCGCTTCCAGATGAGTGTTCTCAATCAGTGTGAATCCGAACGGAAGATCCGCAGCATTATCAATCCGCATTTTTGCCGTTTCTGTTTCCACGCTGTTGTGCATAAGGTTGAATTTGATTTCATCCTGCAAAGACACATTCTTTTCCAGAATGAAGATCGGGCAGTGATTTATGCCTACTGCTTTCATAGCCTTTGTCCTCTGGTGCCCTGCAACGATTGTACCGTCAAGGTTTGCGATAACAGCTTTGCACACGCCAAACTTTAAAAGGCTTTCTTGCAGCTTTTCAAAAGCATTCTCTTTGATTTTTCTAGGGTTGTAATCTGCCGGTGTGATCTGGTCTATCGGATAGTTCTCAATAAACCGCATTACTCGCCCAGAATATGCCGGATAAATCCATAAGCGGTACCGGCTTCCTCGGTGTATTCAGCCAGCCGCTTTTCCAGCAGCTCCACTTCATAATCGCTCATGGGTACATTATGACCGGCAAACTTCATGTACTCCTGTGTCTCAAGGCTCTCGCTGTCGTCCTTGCTGTCTTTTGGAATATCCAGCTCCACATCATCGTCCTCGAATCCATAGTCGGACATATCCAGATCTTCCACAGCGTCCAGTTCCAATTCCAGCAAGCCTGCGTCCCATTCGGAAAACTCATTGGTCTTGTTGTCTGCAAGTCTGTACGCCCTGGCCTGCTCTTCTGAGAGATGCGCTGCAACATATACAGGCACTTCCTCTAATCCCAGTTCCAACGCCGCCAGATACCGGGTATGCCCCACGATGATCACATTGTTTTTGTCAACAACGATAGGCTGGTTGAATCCGAACTCCATAATGCTGTTCTTTACCGGCTCAATCGCACGATCATTCTTTCGCGGGTTGTTCGCATACGGCGTAATGTCAGTCAGCTTCATCAGCTCGGATTTTTCCATCATTACAGTATTGTCCATTCATTTTCTCCTTTCCCTTATTTTTGGGTATAAAAAAACCGCCTTATCGGCGGTCTGCATTTTTCCTCAGGGCATTGGTGACTGGCGGTAAGTCCAGCCACCTGCTTTTTCTGGTGTCCTTGTGATTGGAGGATACAAGAACAGAAATACTTGCCCCTGCTATGGTCGAAACCATGGGAACTCGCACTACCATATTACCGCAGTGCGTTTCTAAGGTAAACCTAAACATTTTGAAATGCTCCCACAAGCCCTCACAGCCATAGGGAGCGTCCGAATTGTAATGCGTGGTAAAATGTCCATAAAGCCTGTAAAACTCAGGCTCCAAGCAAATACACAGAGATGGCGGCACATGCAATTCTGAAATCATTGTACACAGTCTTGTCGCTGACATTTTCTAATTCAGAAATCTGCTGCACGGTCTTTGGCTCATCAGCAATGTACATGGCATGTACCTCTCTGTACCGGCGAACATCTTCCTCATAAGGTGAACTTTCACACTCCTGTTTATACAGCTTCATGGCACGATCAATAATCTGCACATAGAACAAATTCTGTTTCCGCTTTGTCTCGTATTTCTCAATGTCCTTTTCGGTCCGGTCGCAATTATTGCCGGCACTTCCCATAAGATCTTCAATAAATCTCCAGCGGAACTCCCGCTTCTCTGCTTCTGTCAGTTCTTCTGTATCGGCAACGTCTGTTTTCATGCGCCTGTATGCAGTCAGCAGCTTCTTTGTCTTCGCAGGTTTGCTCTCGGTACGCTCCCTTTTCTTGCGCTCTGTATCTTCCATTTTCCGGTAAGCCTCAACAGCTTTCTCAGCGGCCACGCCTGCGATCATAGCAACATACTCGTCAGTCAATTCTTTCTTTCCCACGCACTTGCCCTCCTTATCTGATTTCTTCCAGTGTGATTTCTACCCTTGGCATTTCGCCATATATCTTATCGACAACCAGTTTTGAAATTCCTGAATCATCGTCATATGCAATCTTATTCAGAGAGTCCAATATGATCTTTGCCAGATTGTCACAGTCAATTTTCTTGGTATGCAACAACTCCCCGGCAATCATCTTTGCTCTCTTATACTTCGGGGTGCTTTTCGGAATAGGAAACACGCCGGTGATAGTCGCCTGTATCGGTGCTTCCAGCTTTACTCTTCCCACCTGATTGATATAGCAGCATCTCACCCAATCTTCATAAAATTCTGTCTGTGCCGGCGTATAGGCGTTGGCTCCACTTGCTGTATGTACAACTCTCGGTCGTTGCTTTCCTTTTGGTTCCCCATCTACAATAAACGTCACTCTCATTTTTCTGCCCTTTCATACTGTGATTTGAATTTGCTTTTCTTAACTGGAAAAATGCTGCCATCAGCAGCACACACAATATAATCTCCGTTCTTTGCTTTCTGTTTTCCATAGACCGTTGTGATCGTGCAGCCGTAAATCCTGACTGCTCCGTCTGTAATTGCCCGGTCAATGAAAATTCGTTCCTTTTCCAGTTCTTTCATAAACCAGTCCGGGGCTGATATTTCTACCGCTGCCCCGAACTGAAATGCTTCTACCATTTCCGCTTTTCTTTTATACTGCATATTTCTCCTATTTGTCGTTTCTGGAGGTATCTGCATTGTCTTCCAGTAATGTTGCGTGGACATAATAGCTCAGTGTCTTGCTGTCTGGGCTCGGGTAGCGTTTGTTCTGCCCCACCTCATATCCGTTCTTTGCAAGAATCTGAATCATCGTCAATCTGTCCTGCTGATGGAATATCTTCAACTCCGCGTCCCACTTCTTTTCCGGCTTGTCCTGTTTACCAGTAATCAGCTCCTCTGGGGCACATTTCAGGCAAGCTGCAATTTTGAACAGTACGCTCAGTGGCATATCCACCGATCCATTCTCATAAGCACCGATCTGGCTCTCGCTTCTGCCAATCGCCTGCGCAACTTCTTTCTGTGAAAGACCGCTTTCCGTCCGAAGCTTCTTGATGTTTTCTCCTACTTTGTTCGTTCCCATGCTTTTCCTCCTTTAAGCAAATAACATTTTCATCTGCGCCTGCCGCCTTGCCGCTTCCTCCAAACGGAAGGACGTTCCAAGCATTTCCACCGGATAGCACTTTTCAAAAATCCGGTCGTATATTCTGCGTAAGCTCAGATCCGCACACCCGACCATATCCTGCACCTTTAAATTGGTTGTCAGAATCATTGGTTTCCCGGAGCGTACCCGCCGATCAATTACGCTATATACCTTTTCTACTGCATACGCTGAATCGCGCTCTGCGCCCAGATCATCAATAATCAACAGGGTAGCTGCATTCAGTGCGTCCATATATTCAGCTTCTTTGCTTCCCCTGCCCTGAATATCCTTCAGGATCTCTACAAAGGATGTCATTATTACCGGCACGCTCTGTTCCATGAGTGCATTTGCAATACACGCCGCTGTATAGGACTTCCCGGTTCCCAGCGGGCCATACAGCAAAAGGCCCTGTGCTTCCTGTTTCATAGTCCCAAAGCGTTCCACATACCGTTTTGCAATATTGAACGCCTTCTCATTTTCCTTGCGGACTCTGTACTCAGAAAAGCTCGCTTCCATGCAATCCCGGGGCATACAGCTTGCCATTTTCAACCGCTGCACATACCGCATTCGTTCCTCGTAATCATCCTTTTCCTTTCTTTCCTGTAACCGGTCAGCGTCACACTGGCATATACACCATACTATCCGCTTGAACGATCCCAGCTCTATCCGGTGCTGCTTCGGCCTGTGGCAAACGCCACAGTACCAAAGTCCATCTTTCTGATAATCTCCATCTTTTATGTTTTCTGCATTTTTACTCTGTTCAATCGGAAGATAACCTGTTACGTCCATGCTATACCTCCACCAGTTTTGAGAAGTCCACTTCTCCATAGCCATCGTTTTCGGGTTCCTGCTTAATGTCGCTCTTTAAAAAATCTGCAAACGGTGCCTTGTCGGATAAAAATGTCTTTGCCTGCTTTGTGAACTGTTTCTCTGTTCTCAACCGTTTGCACTGATCTGCATAAGCTGTTGCCGCTTGCAGCAATTCTTCCGGGCTGTAGCCGTCCTTGATCCTTGCTGCATACTTCGCATAGGCAACACCTTTTTCATCTTTCCGGGGATATACAGTCCAAAACTCTTCAAAATTCTTAGGATATGAATTTGCTTTCTTCGCAGGCTTCTTGTCCTGTATTTCTTCTGTTCCCTGTTCTAAAACCGTCCGGTTTTCTGGGTTTTCTTCCACAACCGTTCGGTTTGGCTGTTCCTCTGCATTCTTTCGGGGTCTGCCACCTTTCATGCCGTTTGCCCGGTTCTTTTTGCATATTTCCTCATATTTACTGGAATCCCTGTCCAGTTGATTTTTGATAAAGGAAAATGCCATAGCTGCAACCCCTGAAAGTTCCTGTACTTCCAAGTCGTTCTCATATTCCAAGATCGCCTTGAACAGTTTCCCTGCGTCCTCGTCAGACATCAGTTTCACATGGTCTATGTAATCATTGTATAAGTAAAATGCCTTTTTATCGTCTGACGTTCTTACCATCTCTGACCTCCGTCCGCTATGCTTTGTCTGGATACTTACCCAAAAGCTGCATAGCATTATTCCACATTCCAAAGGACATTGCCTCAAAGCTCTTGACTCCGTAGTGTTCCAGAATGCTGCTTTCTTTCAGTCCCTTGCTGGCAATCGTATTACGGATCACTGAAATCTTTGTCTTATCAATCGGGGAGTTATTTGCCGTGTCAATTTCCTTCTGCTGCGCTTCCTGTGACGGTTCAATAGGATCTGGCGTATCGCCGTCTGGATCATTCATTTCTACCGTAGGTATGCAGAATACTTGGAAGCAAGCATATTTAAACGCCACAGCCATAGCCTTGTTGGTAGCTTTATCTCCGCTGTCCATGCCCTCGCCGATTGTAACGGCATCCACATAACTTCCATCGTCCGTATAGAACCGGAAGCGTATCTGGCAAATAGAATACAGAAGTACATTTCCTGAGTTCGTACGCCGTTCTTCTCTTTTCTGCTCAATGATCTGCGGTACTATAAACACATGGTATTCGGACAGCGCCGGATACAGGGCATTCATCACATCGTCAACGCCGCGGTACATAAATCCCTGATTCTTATTCTTCTGGTTCTTGCCTACCGCATTGATTGCAGCCATCACATTTGATATTGCTGCATAGATTTTTCCTGCTTTTACCTCTGTATCAGCCATCAGATCACCTCATATCTCATAAACAGATCCTGCATTGCCTGTTCAAACTCTCCCATTCGGCTTTCAGGTACCATAACTCGCACAGCAATTTCCTTTTCTGCTTCAAAAGCTCCTACGCTTGGTTCTCCAAATGGCATTTCTGGCTCTTTTACAGGTTCCTGCTTCGGCTGGAATACCAGGGCAACCTGTGCCTTTTCTCTGGCAGCTTTCTCCTGTTCAAGCCGTTCCTGTTCCGCCTTGCGTCTGCGCTCATTTTCCAGAACAATTTCTTTCTGCTTCTGAAGTTCCTGTGCCTTCGCCATAGCGTCCTGCAAGCTCAAATCTTTGATATATGCCTGCATTGCAGCTTCCTTGTAATCCGGATCAACGCCTTCCAAAATCGCAAGATCAGATTTTGTAGCCTGATAAGCACTGGTGATAGCGTCTTTATATGCTTTCTTCGTAGCTGTCGCATTTTCCCATTTTGGGTCATATACTTTGAAGCGCAGCTTTGCAGAAACATTGTCTGGCAGATCTGCAAAGGTATCTCGCATAAAAGTCAAAATCTCTTCTTTCTTTTCCTGTTTCCTTTTCTCAGTGTATTCCTCTACCTGTTCAGAAATCTTGGCTATCGGCTTGTCAATCATGCCTGTAAGGATTTTGGCCTGTTCTTCAATTACGCCGTATGGTTCCAGACATTTGTTTCTGATCTCTTTTCTCCGGCTCTCAACTTCGCTGCGCAGCTTTCTCAGTGCCGCCACATCTGCTTTTGCGTCTTTTACGGTATCTTCTGTATATACCATAGCCTCATACTGCTGCATTTGAGCCTGCAAAGCATTTACCAGCTCTTCAAAATTCCACTGCACCGCACCCGGTTTCTGTGTTACGTTTACCTGTAATTCGTTCATTCCCATATTCCTCCATATCTTGTATTTATGCTGTTTTCAGTTCATCACCCAGCAGCTCAACCAGTTCTTTGACTGACATATCTTCCAGACATTCTTCGCAGTAATATCCGTCCGGTCCGTCGTAATAATGGTCACCCTCATAAATGCCATAGCCACATTCCTTGCAAATATGTATCGGTTTTGGTTCCTCTGCATTCGGGCAACCTGCTGCACAGGGATTTCTTCTACATACACTGCACATAATTAAGCTCCCATCCTTTCTCTCGAATCTGTTTCTGCCGCCTTGTGGATTTTTAAATTCTTTCTTCTGGCCTGTCGTCTTTTCTTTCTTACAAAATCATAAATATCTTCCTGTACAAAAAGTGTGATCGCAAACCATGTAAGTACGCCAAACACAGTGTCAAAATCTCCTGTCATTAAAGTCCATGTTGCCGCTGTGATTACACTACCAATTAACAGTCTGTAAATAACTTTCTCTGCATTTACCATCATTTTCCGTTACCTCCCCTACCGGTGTAATAAAAATGCCAATGTCCAGTCCTGTGAAATTCTTGCACGCTGTCTCAAATTCTTCTCTGTTATTTATCCCAAAATCCCTTTTCAGGACTTCCAACATTGCCTCCGCATTCATGCTTACACCTTCCCTCCGAGTTCCTTTTCTGTCAGCAGCACCACTTCACTGATTGCGTACTGTATATTTTTTAATTGCTGGACAACCTCTCGCAGTCCGTCCCTTTCGTCTGCACTGATTTTTCCGTCTGCCGCAATATCAATCACAGATTCCTTTAATTCCTGAAGCTTATCGACATTCAGCTCCTTAATCAGCCGCAGCGCAGTTCCCTCCAATCTCGGAACCTCTGTGGCTATTGGTCTATTTCTGCCTATCGGACATTCATGCTTACAATACCCATTTTCCAGCTCGGGGCATCTATACAGTTCTGCCATCTGCACTACATTTTCTACGGGCACTACTTTCGTAATCCCGCGCTCATAGTCCGTCAATGTTGCCGCAGATATTCCAAGCAGCCTTGCAGCCCCTTCCCTGCTACTTAGGGTATCGTTATACATTGCAGCCTTTTTTCTGGCTTCAAAATATACATTCTTACCGTCTTTCCTATAGCCGTTACCCATGCTGTCCTCCATAGTTTCATGTTACAATAGTTACAAATCAAAGAGCGTTACATGCAATATTCAAAAAATCGCTGATCTTCTGGATAGCAGGCTGTGAAACCACACGTCCGTTGAGGATTGAAGATACATACTCTCTTCTCATGCCAGTGCTATCCGCAAGCTGATTTGTAGAAATCCCCTGTGACAGCATTGCAATCTTCGCATTTTTGCACCACACGGACAGCTCTTTCTTATCACGTTTGGCAACGCCCTCTATTCCAAGGTAGTCACTTACTCGCTGGATCATGGGCTGTGAGAAAACTCTGCCGCTCATAATGCCATACAGATAATTGGTCGCTGTCCCAAGCTCTTCAGCAATTTCTACAATCGTTACGCCTTTTTCTGTAGTTGCAACTTTCGCTCTTTTTACCCAGTCAGAAAACTCCTTGTTTTCTCCCACGTTTGTCCCTCCTTTATTCTGGAATTTCAATCTTTACATTTGTAAGTTAAGATTGTAAAATAGTTCTAAGGTTCGTCCCGGAACCTGTGTTTCTGCTTACGTTCGTGTGCTTGTTAGCATACATTTGTAAGTTATTATGATGATAGCATACGTTTGTAAGTTTGTAAAGCTCTTTTTATACATTTTTAAGTTATTGGAGTAGATATTATGACGATATGTGAAAGAATGTTCTCTATTATGGAAGAACAAGGAAAAAGACCTGCTGATCTTTGCAAACTTCTAAAGATCGGAACTGCACAGACAACCGCATGGAAACAGCGAAACAGCGATCCGCCCGCAAAATACATTATGCAGATTGCTCAGTTTCTAGGAGTAACGCCAGAATTTTTGCTGACAGGAGAAACTTCGTTCCCGACAACACGTACCAGAGAGAGTGAAATGTTGGCAATGTACCAGCAGCTCCCGCCAGCCAATCAGGATTTCATCTATGATTCCATCAAGGTGGCATATGAGCGTGAAATGGCAGCCAAGATAAATGAAAGTAAGTTGTCCGGCTGAGTGATTATTCCAAGAGGAGGCGTTGACATGGCTTATTTTGAAAGCAAACAGATAGGCAGATATTCCTTTGGGATCAGTGTGGCTTCACTTGATGAATCTTACGATCCCACATACCCTGCTCATGCTGTGCTACCGCTGCAAGCAACCCACAGCAGCTATATACACAGCATTTATATCTTCTGTGTAAAAGTAAGCTCAGAGGGGCGTTCTGGTTCTTCAGGAAGTAAGTGGAAATATTATGTGTTGAAATCCTCTTCCATACCGCTTACCGTTCAAAGGCTTGGGTATATCTCATACGATGGGCTTCTTGCTTTGAAGCCTCGGCAATGCCGCCGAAAAAGATTGGATAAAACAATATTAGAAGTGATGGCCGCTTGATCTCAGGCGGCTTTCATTTTACGAAAGGAGCATTGATGGAATTTTCAAAATTGACAAGAGTAGCGATATACATTCGTGTTTCCACCACTATGCAGGCGGAAAACGGCGAGTCTCTTAATGTGCAACGCACTCAGCTCACGACCTACGCTCAAATGATGCTGAATGCACTGCCTGAGAATATCGTTATTTTTGAAGATGCCGGATATTCCGGCAAAAATATGGACAGGCCCAAATTTCAAGATATGATGTCGCAAATCAGAGCTGGCAAATTTTCTCACCTTCTCGTTTGGAAAATTGATCGTATCTCCCGAAATCTGCTGGACTTTTCCATGATGTATAAAGAGTTAAAAGAATTGGGTGTTACGTTTGTCAGTAAAAACGAACAGTTTGACACCAGCACAGCTATGGGTGAAGCCATGCTCAAAATTATCCTTGTGTTTGCAGAACTTGAAAGGAATATGACCTCAGAACGTGTTACTCACACCATGATTGCTATGGCTCAAAGTGGTCGATGGAACGGCGGACGTGTCCCTTTCGGATACACATACCGAACAGAAGGTGAAAAGAAGGAAAAGCAGATTTTTGAGATTGACAAAGGCGAGGCTGCATTGGTGCAGGAAATATTCGATCTTTATGAACAGGAGCGCAGCATAGTCCGTGAGGCAAAAATTTTGAATGACAGGAACGCAATCTCTCGTTATGGACATGAATGGTCACCTGTGACCGTTCATCTGGTTCTCATGAATATTTTTTACGTAGGAGATTATCGGTATAATGCTCTTCGTGAGGGCGATCGTTCAAAACCTAAGCCGGAAAGTGAATGGATCATAGTAAAGGATCACCACCCGGCAATCATTTCAAGAGAACAGTTCGCCAGAGTGCAAGCCATTCTAAAAGCAAATAAGCGGTACCGAAAAGATATGGCTCCTGCTTCGTCCCGGGAACGTATTCATATCTTTGGTGGTCTGCTGTTCTGTGGAAACTGTGGAAAACCATTGAATAACTCTGTATCTAATAAAAAGGCGGACGGCTGGCAATATTCTAATTACCCTTGCCCTACCCGCCGCAGATCTTCGAATAAATGTACAGGAAAATCTACATCAGACCCGGTGGTCGGTGAGTTCGTATTCAACTATATTTTAACATGCTGAATGCTCAGAAAGGATTTAAAGATATACAGACTCCGGCGCAGCTACAAGACCGGCTGCTCTTCGGCGACGCTTTCCATAATGTCATATCCATTGATAGTGATGGTTTGAATAGTTTCTTCAATCTTCTTTCCTCTGGAAATATCAGCGGTGCGATTTACGGAAAAGATGTGGCTGTCAGTAAGCCCAAGACCGCCAAGGTAGATCCAGAGCTTGTGCGGCTCCGCAAAGAGAAAAAGCGTCTGGAACGTGCGCTGGATCGTCTGCTCAACACTTACATCATGAGCGACCGTCCTATCTCCGAGAATGAATATATCCGAAAGCGAACAGATCTGGAAACCCTGCTCTCCGATGTCAATGACAAACTTGGCATAGCCCAGTCGGAAGAGGTGCAAATGGCACTGACTGACAGTGAATTTCTCACCAAAGCTTCTCAGTTCATCATCGGGCAGAAACTTTCCAACCGGCTATATATCAATTATAAGAATCTCGCCCAGTCTGTAGATCCATCTGTACTAAAGACTTTCGTTGTCAGTGTTATTGATAACATTGTGATCTACAACGGAAAGGTCAAGTCCATTGTCTTCCGAAATGGTCTTGCTGCAACATTTGAATATTCCAGTATATAA